TCATAGGGCGCTTCGTCAGAAGCAACCAGACAAGGTGCGGGGTGGCGCGGATAAGGTCGAATAGATCCCGGCGCCATTCTTCGGGAATGGCGTTATCGAACACGTCAGCCAGCGAGGCGCAGAACACAAAGGGGCGCGTGCCTTCCTTGGCGGCCGTGGCGTTCCATGCCAGCGGCTTGCGCCAGTTGGCGGCGCTGGTGCGCGCGCGGGTGCCGTTGCCTTTGCCCGGCCCGCCCCACTCGGCGCGGTGCATGCGGGTTTCCATCAGGTGGGCGGCGTAACAGCCATCACATGCCGGCGCGATGCGGGTGCAGCCGATCCAAGGATTGAACGTCATATCCGCCCACGAAATGTTGGTGCTGTCAGCCATGGGAAACCTTCTTCAAAAACTTGATGCTCTTGATAGCGCCGGGGCGCTGGCGCTCGGCCTGCAAACCAGCCAAAACTGAATCGGTGGCGGTTGTCGTGACCGTCGCGCCGTCGCGATAGGTGACGCGGAAAAGGGATTTAGGCTTGCGGCTGGGGCTGGGACTGGCGCTCATCCTTCGGCGGCCTCGGCTGCTTGGTTTGCCTTCGGCTGGGTCAGGAAATGTTCCGGAATTGTGCTTGCCTCGGCCGGCTTGAAACCCATCCAGACGCCAATGAACTCCGGGCAATCCGTCATCTGAAGAATGAACATTTGCGCATCCGTCTTGTCGGCTTTGCGAGGGCAATGAACAAGAATGGCTTTTGGATGATCGTTTACCAGCACCTCAATCAGCGGATTGAAAAGTGCCGGCACAACCGGATTAAAGCAGATCGACGGATAAGTGATCTGGCTGGCGGCGAGCAGTGCGCGCCAGTCCATGGCTGCTTTTGTCGGCATCAGCCGGTAGTCCAGCCCGCGCGTATGATCCCGCACGCTGCACGGGGCGGAATAAAGGGCAGGCTGAAACTCGCCATTCTGCTCGGCCCATGCTGGATTGCGCATTTTCGGGCTGATGTGCATGCCGGCCGAATAGACGTAGACCATGCCGGGCTGAAGCCATTCCGGCACGGTCACCGCATACTCCTCACCCCAATAGGTCATGGGTGGAAGCGCAACACCCTTGGCGGCGGCAAAGGCGGCATCCGGAATGTCGAGCGTAGCCGGCGCTTCTATGAAGCCCTCTGGATCGTGGATGATGGCGGTGGCGTGGCCGGTTAATGCGATGATGTAGACGCCGCCAATGTCGGCCGGTTCAAGCCTGATGCTTCCGTACATCAGATGGAAGGGGTGAACCTCGCGAGCGTATTTCACAAAGGAATGCAGCGGGTGAAGGTACTTGGCCTGAAATCCGCCGAGGCCAAACTTTGGTTCTGTCGTATCTGTCATCGCTTGTCGCCCTGTCCGTCTCTTCGGGAAGCCGCACCAGCCTGCGCAGGCGAAGGTGCGGAAACCGGAAGGGACGTTAGGCCGCTTCGCGATTCTGGCGACTGTTGGCCTCGGCTCGTGCGTCCGCGTGGCAGGTGTCAACCTCTTCCTGGGTGAACTGCAGCAAGAGAGTTTCGCGGGTGCAGTTGTCCGGATTGTCAATCATGTACTGCGCCATCTTGCTGATGACGCTGGCTTTCTTCTTCTGGTCTATGCGGTGCGATGCCATGCTTGCCGATCCATCCTAATGTTGAAGGATGGGCGGCAATGTTCATTTCGAGGGAACGCCGCCCATCCGGGAAATCCCGACCGCGAGGGTTTCAACGGTTCGTGATGGAGCAATCATGTCTCTTAATTTGATACATTCGTCAATGTAAAATGTATCCTTTTACGAAACTTATTGTGCAATTCGGCTATGTATTTGATTTCTTAGGACGCTCTAATTGTAATCATATTTCTCATGGAATTTTTGCGATGAAAACCACACTAGGTTGTGAACAAGGAATTTTTTCCTTGTCTATGTTCTCATTTTGTTCCATCTTAACCCCGAGTTTTAGGGGATAGGAATGCAAGAGAATACTCGAAGAAACTTGTTGAAGGCACCCGTTGGTGTCGCGGCAATGTGCATGGTGGGCGCGGCGTCCCGGCCCGAGCCTGCTCCTCGAAAAGGCCACCTGGTATACGCCGACAAATTGCGGCAGGAACTAGCGGAAAACTACGGCGGATCGTGGAGTGTAAACATTCACGAAGACATGGCCTTCGTGATGCTTGTGAGGACTGGAAGCCCTGCTAATCAACCGATGCCTTCATATACACCATAGCTGCGTCAAGCGCCGTTTTGCGGTGCTTTTCAGGCGTGCGGTTATAGAGTTCGAGAAAGGCGTCCAGATTTTCGTCGCCTGTTCTGGAAGGCGGAACCGGATATCCCGTGACTAAAGATATGTCGTACATATCTGATGCGCTTAGCTCTTGCCGGCCTGAAATCAGCTTGTTCAGCTTGCCGCGAGTTGGCGTCCAGCCGCAGTTTTCAGCCAGCAACGTCACGACAGCCGTTTGCGACCCGTAACCATCGCCGGTTTTATAAGTGATCGCTTTTTTGATCCATTCTCGCATGCCCATTTTGTATCTAAAAAAGAAACCAATGTATGTTTCTTTGTTGGACACGCTTGCCGCTTGCTTTTGTGTCGAATTTCGATACATGTTCGAATCCATGGAACATCCTATTTGTAAATATCGCCGCGAGCGCAATCTCTCCCTGTACGCCTTCGGGCGGCTGGTGAATGCGTCAAAGGGTATGGTTTCAAAGTGGGAGTCTTGCCGCGCGTTTCCGCGTCCGCAGCACATCGAGCTAATCGAGGACGCTACCGGCAGGGAGGTTTCAGCAAGTGACCTCGTTCGCTACTTCAATAAATTCAACCGGGCTGCTGGTGGCGATAGATGATAACTGAATACACCGATCTGGTGCCGATAAGTCCTACAGTGCATCAGCCAGCCGCGAAGATGTCCGCACATCTTCGCGGCGTCCGTTTCAATTGCGTGGCCATTCCTCCCGGCCTGCTGCGGCCCGCGCCGGGGCGCAATCTCACTGCTGCTCTGGCGCGGGTTTCTGACTTTGCTTCGCATCGGGTGATCTCCGTAACTCTGTAGCTGTCACCTGATTACGCCGTCCGCGAACGGCATTCACGGAATCATTTCCAAATTTAATTTCCTTGCTTTTGTGGGGTCTCTAAGTGCGTTCAATTTCCAAGATTACCGAAGCGGCCCTCAAGGCCAACACACAGGCGGCTTATGATGCTGTCGGCGGCGTCACCTCGGCCGCGAAGATCATCGGCGTTGGCAGTCCTGTTCTTACAAAATACGCCTCGCCGGACCCGCAATGGGCTTCAAGCTTCATCCGCGTCGATCTGGCTCTCGATCTTGATCGCCGTTCGGCGCATCCATTCATCCTCACTACGTTAGCGCGTGAAGCTGGTTATTCGCTGGTGAAAGATGATGGCGGCGCGGCGGAAGTCAGCCTCTGCCCCATGGGTCTGTTGCGCCTTGACGGTGTACTCGACGATGTTGTTCGTGAGCTGGCATCGGCCCTTTCGGACGGCCATCTAACCGCCGCTGAGAAAAAGGCGGGCCTCAAGGTTGTTGGTCTGGCAAAGCAGCACTTGGCGAAGGTCGCCGAGATGTTGATCGGCGGTGACGAATGAAGCCCGCCCGTTCATCGCCTGCCACACAACTCTTTCTAAAGCCGCTTAGCCGGCTGGATCAGCAGTTTCTCTTCATGCTTCGTGATGTGGCGGGCGGAAAGATAAACCTTATTCGCGTCTATGACCGTGACCGCGCCAAAGCCTGCACAGAAGCGGGGTATTGCCGGATCGAAGAACCGAAGGCCGGGCCAGCTCGCGTCTATCTGAAGGATAGCGGCCGGCGCTACCTCGATGCCATCGTGAGGGTTGACTGATGGACGGTCCGGACCGGCTTCCTCCCCCCAATCCAGAAAAGGCCGCGACGATGCGGCGTTTCGATGCTCTCCCTGTCGATGCTCGCCGCGCCATATCTGGTGCGGCTTTCCAGTTTCACCCGCAAGCGGCCGAAAAGATGCTTGCGCGGGGCGTGACGGGCAAGCGCGTCGGCGAAAAGCTGAAGGCTTCGGATCACGGTAACTACGTGCGGACGGAGCCTTCGATATGATTCCGGAACCGAAGAAGAAGATCGCGATAGCCCGAACCATCGGCAAGATTGTCGTGGGCAACCGTCTGCGAAATCTCGATGAAGCGAAAGTCGTTTCCTTTATGGATTCGATAAAGCGTGATGGCTTGAAAACCCCGATAACCGTCTTCGGAAAAGAGGATGATGTCACCGTTCGTTTGAGTGCCGGTGGGCATAGGCTGGAAGCCTGCGCGCGGCTGGGAATGTCCACCATTCTTTGCTTTCATGAGCTGGGCGACGAAACGGACTGCGAGCTTTGGGAGATTGATGAAAACCTGATCCGCGCCGATCTGACGGCCGCAGATCGGGCGCTGTTCCTCGCGCGACGTAAGGAGCTGTATCTTATCAAGCACCCGGAAACGGCGAATGGCGCGACAGGAAATGGCCGTGCGAAGGTTCGCCAAATTGGCGAAGCTACTTTGGAAGCTCAACGCTTCACCGCCGCAACAGCGGACGCCATCGGTCAAAAAGAACGAACGATTCAACGTGATGTTGAGCGTGGTGAAAAGATATCAAGGGTCGCCTTGCAAACATTACGAGGCACGCGGCACGACAAAGGTGTGACGCTGGATCAATTAAAGCGCCTTGCCACGCCGGAAGCACAGGAGCGGTTTGCCCGCGATCTAATCGCCTCGGACAAGGCTATAGCCGCTGAAAGCAAGCAAATTCGAACAGCGCAGCAGGCCAGTAATCGCGAGGCCAGATTGCGAATGGTTGGGCTGATTTCAGATCAGGGCAAAAGATCAACGGTCGAAATGCCTCGCGCTGCCTATCCAATTATCTACGCCGATCCACCTTGGCAGCAAGAGGCTTGGAGCGATGAAACGGGGCAAGACAAGGGGCTGAAGTACCCTGCGATGTCACTTGAGGAAATCAAGGCGCTTTGTGCTGGCGATAAAAGCCCTGCAACACAGTCTGCTGAATTGTGGTTATGGGCGACCGCTAATCGCACGAAGCACGCTCTTGAAGTGATGGAGGCTTGGGGCTTCGAATTCGTCACTGAGATCATTTGGGATAAGATAGATATTGGCATGGGTCGCCATGTGCGTGATCGGCACGAAAAAATCCTGATCGGAAAGCGCGGACCTATTTCAATCGCCCCGTTGATGGGAATGCAGCCCCCCAGCCTCTATGCCGAAAAAAAGACCGAACATAGCCGCAAGCCGGTGTGGTTCGCAGAGCAGATTGATAGGCAATGGCCGGGGCTGCGCAAACTTGAGCTTTTCCAGCGCAAAGAAAGTCTTGCCGAGGGTGATATCCGCCTGAATGGCATGTGGGACTTTTGGGGTAATCAGGCCGGAACGCCGGAAAGCGAGGCGACATAATGTACGTCTCGCGTGCTGTTGAGATTGATGCGCTGATTGCCAGAGATTGTCCGGTCGCCATAGGTGTATCAGGTGGTAAGGACAGCCAGGCAGCGGCTTTGGCTACTTTCCGCCATCTGGACGCTATCGGTCATGCTGGCCCTCGCATCCTGATCCATGCCGATCTCGGGTTGGTTGAGTGGAACGATAGTCACCCGATTTGCGAAGAACTTGCAGACCATCTGCGGTGTGACCTCGTTGTGGTTCGTCGCAAGGCTGGCGGGTTGATGGAGCGTTGGGAAAGCCGTTGGGTGTCTAGCAAAGTTCGCTATGAGCTGCTTTCAACCGTTACCCTTGTTCCGTGCTGGTCAACGCCAGACATGCGGTTTTGCACCTCGGAGCTGAAAACCCACGTCATCATCGCTGACCTGAAAAAGCGTTATCCAGATCAAGAAATCATAAACGTAACCGGAATCCGCCGCGCTGAAAGCCGCAATCGCTCGCGGATGGCGGTATTCGACGGTGATGCCAAGGGCAGGGTGTGGAATTGGCGTCCTATTCTTGATTGGACCGAAGAAGAGGTATTTGCGGCTATTGATGCCAGCGGATTGCGTCCGCACCCTGCATATCGTGAGTTTGGTATGGGCCGCGTGTCCTGCCGCTTCTGCATCATGTCAAATGTGTCGGATTTGGCGGCGGCCTCCGCTCAACCTGAAAGCCATGACCTCTATCGCCGGATGGTCGCTCTTGAGGCTGATAGTGGTTTTGCGTTTCAAGGCGCGCGCTGGTTGGGTGATGTTGCCCCGCTCTTATTGGATATCGATCTTTCCCGGCGACTGGCCGCAGCCAAGCGGCTTGCCGATGTGAGGCGTGAACTTGAGGGGCATATCACCCCCGAAATGAAATACGTCAAAGGCTGGCCTTTGCGCATGCTGACAAATGACGAGGCCGAAAAGCTTTCATTCATCCGGCGCAACGTTGCTGGTCTGTATGGGTTCAATAGTCCGGTTCTGTACCCTGATGAAATTCATGCGCGATATGCGGAATTGCTGGATGAAAAGGCAAGGAAGGTGGCGGCATGAACGCTCATGTTGGCGCACTTTTCGCAAGCACGCTTCTGGCGGTCGCTCCTGCCATCGGTCCAAACGGGCCGTACATCATCGATAGCTTTGCAGGTGGCGGTGGCGCTTCGACCGGCATTGAGCAAGCGCTCGGCCGGTCGCCAGACTATGCCATCAATCATAATGCTTTGGCGCTTAAGCTGCATGAGGAAAACCACCCGAACACAATCCACCTTTCGGAAAACGTCTACAAGATCGACCCGCTAGACCATCTGCGCGGCAAGCATATCGGGTTGGCGTGGTTTTCGCCTGACTGCAAGCATTTCAGCAAGGCCAAGGGCGGAAAGCCTGTCGAGCGCAATATTCGTGACCTCTGCTGGATTATTCCAGGTTGGATCGAACGCATCCAGAAGAGCGGCGGCAAGGTCGATGTCGTCATGATGGAGAACGTCGAGGAGTTCAAGGATTACGGCCCGCTCATCATGACGCCGCGCGGCCTGATGCCCGACCCCGAAAAGAAGGGGCAAGATTATCGCAAATGGTGCAAGGCTGTTCGCAAACTCGGCGGCAAAATGGAAAGTCGCGAGTTGCGGGGGTGTGATTTTGGCGCACCGACGATCCGCAAACGGCTGTTCATTATCATTCGTTTTGACGGTCAACCAATCGTGTGGCCGGCTCCGACGCATGGCCGTCCGGATGATCCAGACGTTATTGCTGGCCTAAAATTGCCTTGGCCTATCGTCGGTGACTGCATCGATTACAGCATTCCGTGCCCCTCGATCTTCAATACCGTAGCAGAAATCAAGGAAAAGCACGGCGTGCAGGCCAAGCGGCCCCTTGCTCCTAACTCCATGGCACGGGTCGCGCGGGGCTTTGACAAGTTCGTAATGCGTGCCGGTCGGCCGTACCTGGTCAACCTTACGCATGGCGGACGTGTCGAGGACTTGGGCCAGCCGGCACGAACGATCACGGGCGCTAAGCGCGGTGAAAAAGCCCTTGTCGCGCCTGTCCTGACGTATGCCCAGCAGGGCGGGGCAAGCCGGTCTGTCAAAACGCCGGCGCACACCATAACTGCCAGCGGCAAAGACCAGAATGCCGTCATTTGCGCGTTCATGGCACAGCACAATAACGATAGCCGGCGCGCTGGCGGGGTTAACCCCGGCCGTCCGGTGGATGCGCCGTTGGCGACCCTCACGCAAACCGGAAGCCACCAGCAGCTCGTAGCCGCTTACGTGGCGCGCGATTTCGGCACCTCTACCGGCCATAGCATGATGCAGCCTTGCGGCACGGTAATGCCGGAAGGGCAGGGCAAAACCCGCCTGATATTGCCGTTCCTTCAATCCTATTACGAGACTGGCGAGGGTTCGCGCGGTGATGAGCCGATGCGGACGGCGACCTGTAAGGCGCGCCACGCTCATCTTGAGGCGGAAATCGGCATTCCGCCATTCACGGAAGCGCAAGCAGTTCGCGCGCGACAGGTGGCGGATTTTATGCGGTCCCATGGTCTGTGGGACGAACGTGAGTTCGTCACGCTGGAAATCGACGGCCTGACATTCGTTGTTGTCGATATCGGGATGCGTATGCTGACGCCTCGCGAGCTTTACACTGCGCAAGGCTTCCCGGCTGATTACAAGATCGACGGCTACTATGATCGTTCTCGGATCGGCCATAACGGCGGTCCGCAATGGGTTCCGTTCTCCAAGGAAGTGCAGATATCCTGTGTTGGTAACAGCGTTTGCCCGCCCGTGGCAAAGGCGCTCGCCGCTGCGAATTGCAACCACTTGGCCGTGCAAGCGGTGGCGGCATGAGAGACCATCAGGCCGAACAAAAGAAGGTTGAGCGGGTACGCTACCTCGCGGATCGGCTGGCCGGCGATCAATGGGTAGTCGAAACCGACGATGAGCGGGTGCACCTGGTCGCATTTCGCCACATGGATGAGGCGACCATCATCGCAACCTTCAGCAAGGATGCCTTGTCGCACGAAATCGAGTTGGTCGCGCTGGGCCTCGATGTCGCCCGCATGCTTCTCGATGTTGGCGAAAGAGCAAGTAAGATCATAGCGGCCCTGCGCCGTGCGATGGGGCGAGAAGAGCGCAAGGCGCGCGAAAAGAACTATGCCGCCAATGCCGCAATTACCGTCAAGAAACCATCGTTCTGGCGCTTCCTTGAGGCGAACACGGCGGGCGGTCTGGTGCGGACAGCAACTGCGGCCGATACGCGGCTGAAAAGCGTTCTCGCGATCAAATCCAAAAATCAACTGAATGACGATGCGCAAGCGGCCGGCCGATGGCTCGATCTGCGCCGCGCTTACGAAAACTGGAAAGGGTGAAATCGAGCAAATGTCGGGGTTTAAGGACAGAAAATGAGCGAAAACAGGACACGAAAGGAGCAATCGCGGATGTGGCGTTGGCGTTGGGCAATCGGCAATTCCGATCTACCGGCGACGACGCGCGACGTTCTGCGCGTGCTTTCCGAATTCATGAACCGCGAGGGCGACCGTTGCTTTCCTCCTATTGGCGACCTGGTCGAAAAGAGCGGGCGTGACCGCAAGACAATCCGCCTTCATCTGCGCGCCGCCGAAGAAAAGGGCTGGTTGCGTGTAGAAAGCGCCGGCATGAAAGGTCAAAAATGGCGTCAAAAAAAGTATGTCGCGCGCTGGCCAGACGGTTACAGCCATCCAGAATTATTGCAGCAAGGCGGTGGCGTCATGCCCTCACCTTATGACGATGCCGGCGCTGGCGACGTGGGGGAATTGCGCCCCGAAGCTGGGGGCGGTGCGCCCCATAAGGTGGGGGCAGAGCGCCCCCTCTATAATAACTCTCCACTTACCTCTCCAATTAACTCTCCAGAAAGAGGCGCGGGCGAGCGCGCACTGACGACGACAGAGCGAAAGCGGATAAACCGCGAGTTTGAGCGTTGGAAACCGACTTGGCCGCGCCATGAGGACTACAGTCGTGACGAGGCAAAAGCGGAATGGGACAAACTGACTGACGCGGATCGTCGGGACTGCATCCGTCTGACGCCATCGTATCTCAAGTGGATCGAGGGCAGGGTGAAACCCTACAGCCCTGCAATCTACCTACGGAAGAAGGCTTGGAAAGACTTGCCACCTGCCAGCGGGCCGGTAGCGAAAGTGCCCGCCAAATCGTTTTCCAATCTGTGGATGGCCACTTGGCTTGAAATGCTCCTGACGGCATCGAACCAGCCAATCCGGTTAGCGCCGGTCGAAAAAATCATGTGCGACACGGGCCAAAAGTCTTTCGAGGAAATCCGCCGCAACAAACTGGTGGATTACTGCGCAAGCGTTGTTGAAGGCATGCTCTTTGCGGCTCGCCGGCGCGAACCTTGGCGTTGCTCGACGTTCTTGGAGCCGATTTCCGAACGGTTCCAGTGGGTCGGGCCGGATAGCGATCTGTTGGCGGCATGGAGGCGTTTGCACGAGCGCCGTTGCTGGCCGTGGTTCTCTTGGGTGCCGCCTATGGGCATGCGCTTTCCGCCTGTCGATCCGCATGAAACCAATCTCGATACGGCTGTTGAGGCCGCTATCACCGAATTTGAAACACAGATTAGCAAGGTTTGACGGGAATGCGGGGAAAGAAATCGGGGGCGCAGGCTGTGGCTTGCGCGGAAAATGAGCCATCGCAATGGCAGAAAACCGAGACAACACGAAGGCAGCGTTTAGCGTCCCAGCGCCTTGCTGACGCTGTCATGTCCCTGTTTGCTGACCGGCCAAAGGATGCAAGATGGTATTGCTTGGCGGTGGAAAGTGCAAAGGAGCTGGTTCTTGAAGAAAGCCTGAAGCGGGCGAATGTCGAACTTTACGTGCCTCGCGAACGCTTTCAGGCGGTCAAAAAGGGCGTAAAAATCGAAGGCGAACGTTCCGTTCTTTCCGGTTACATGCTGGTCCGCATCCTGCCATCGGCCCGCGCCTTTGCTGGCTTGAAAAGACAAAGCGGCGTTATCGATTTCGTCGGTAACGAAGCGGGTTATCACGTTGTCCACGACAGCGATGTGGACAAATTGAAGGCGCTTTACGAAACGAACGATATCAGCCGCATGCCTGTGGATCGCTCCATCGGGCAGGGAACAAAGGCAGATATCGTTCACGGCCCGTTCGCCGGAAAGCGTTGCGTTGTGGTGCAGGTGACAGCCTCCCGCGAGCCGAAAGCGAAGGTCTGGATTGACGGTTTTGGGGATCGCGTCGGCGTCGTCACGTTGCCTCTTGCATTTCTGAAAAAGGTGTGAGAGTCATTTGGGCAACGGATAATTCGGATTCGCCACCCTCATATGCCAGCGCTAGACGCTGCCAAAGCTAACCGGAAGGTTACAGGGAACAGGTGGTCCGAAACCCAGCCTTGCCAGCCTCGCTCTTGAGGCATCGAGTCAAGGTCAGTGCGATAGCTATGTTTTCAGAAGGCGACCCTAACCCGGTCGCCTTTTGCGTTTGTATAGGGTTTATTTCCCGGAGGCGCGTCCATGTCTGGTGTTCTGACGATCAGATGGGCCGATAGAAACCTTGCCAAGTACGGCAAGCGCCTCCAAGCGCTAAACGCCCAATTCCCGAAAGTCCTGCCGCGCATCGTCAACCAGGTGGGCAACCGCTCAAAAACGGTTGTTATCCGTGAGCTGACGAAGCAGACCGGCTTGCCACGGCAGGTTATCGTCAAGGCGATTGGCAATCCTGCGGCAGCTCGGCCCGGTCGGTATATCTACGACATGACCACGCGGGGCGGAAACATCCGCCTCAAGTATCTTCGGCCGAAGGAAACGCCGGCTGGTGTGGTCGCGAGGCCATTCGGCAAGGCAACCCTTTACCCCGGAAGTTTCATGCGTGGCGGGTTGTTCCCTGATCGCAAAGAAGTTCCGAAGTTCAACGGGCACGTTTACTACCGGCTGAATTCGTCGGGCAGCAAGATTACCTTCGCCCGGTCGGGTGTCTTCATCCCGACGGAAATGTCCACGGGCGCAACAGCCGCCGCCTTCCATCGGGTCGGCGCTCCGCTGCTCGATCAACGTGTTTCGGCGGTGCTTGATAAGCTGGTCCCGTGACCCTTCGACCCTGCCCCCTTTGAGGGGCGGCACCCCCCCCACCCCCCCCATTTAGGGACCGTATTCGAGGAAAATCGACCATACGGGACTGGGGTACTGCGGGATTTCACTAGTTGCACTTTCGAAAAGCGGTACACGCATACACGCACGATGCACGCACGCTTGCACGGATGGATTTGATGGACGAAGATTGGATTTCCATCACCGAAGCGGCTGCGCGACTGACGCAATCCGGCGACAAAGTGGACCGCTCGACGCTCTCTCGCTACCTCAAGCAGCACGCCGAAGCGTTGCCGCTTCGCGAAGACGGAAAGTCGAACAAGGTCGATTACATCGCCCTGGTCGAACATCGATCCGGCAACATTCGCATCCGTTCCGCCCCGGCCGGCACGCTCTTCAGCAGCGCGCCCAGCCCGGCACCTTCCTCGGGTGGCGTCAACAATCGCAACAAAACGCAGGCCGATGGCAACGCGCGCAAAGCGCTCGCCGACGCCGAGCTGAAGGAAATGGACCTCGCCAAACGGCGGGGTGAACTCACCACCGTTGATGAAGTCGATCAAGCCGGGCGCGATGCGGTTGCCTTAATGCAAAGTGCATTCGAGCGCGCCATCGAGCCGGAAGCCGCAACGCTCTCGCTCAAGTTCGGCTGGGACGAACGAACCGTTCGCCTCGCCCTGAAGGGCTTCGCCAAACTCGGTCTGGCGACCTTCAATGAGCAGGTGACAAAGCAGCTTGAAGCGCTGAAGCGCCAAGCCGAAGGCGGTGAACTCATTCAGCAAGAGTAATCAGGGCGGGCTTAACAGTGACCATTCACGATGCGCGCGCACGATTTCCAGAGCTTACCCATGGCGCATTGGTCCTGTTTCGCGGGATGGCCGCCGCCAGCCGGCCAACTGAAGACCTGACGATCAGCGAATTTTCTGACGAATATCGCAGGGTATCGCCGGAATCCGGTTCGCCGTGGCCGGGTAAATTCCTTACGGACCGCGTTCCATATCTGCGCGAACCGCAAGATTGCCTGCATCCGGATCATCCTGCGCGGCGGGTAACATGCCGCTGGGCGGCCCAGCTCGGCAAATCGACCGCAATTGAAAACTGGTTTTGCTTCATCGTGGATCAAGCGCCCGGCTCGATGATGATCGTGCTGCCGACGCTGGAAGAAGCCACGAAGTTCAACCGCATCAAATTGCAGCCGACAATCGAGGTATCGCCCCGGATCGCTCACAAGGTGATGCCGGTCAACAGCCGCGACGAACAGGGCAGCACGTCCGCGTTCAAGCGTTATGCCGGTGGCTTCTGCCAGATCGTCAATGCAGGTTCTTCCAAGGGCTTGCAGATGGTGTCCATCAAGTATCTGGCGATGGACGAAGTCACGGGCTACCCGGCCGATGTTGACGGGCGCGGCAGTCCGCGCGATCAGGCGCGGGCGCGTCAGAAAATGTACGGCGATCTTGCCAAGGAATGGCAGGGATCGACACCCGGCATCGCTGGCGAGTGCGCCATTACCGAAGATTTCGAGGCTGGCGACCAGCGTTACCGCTACATGCCCTGTCCGCATTGCAGCACCTATCAGGCGCTGGAATTCGATCAGATGCGCGGTCTCGATACGGAACACGGCCTGCCGGTGCACATGCGTTGCATCAAGTGTAACGAGCCTATCCTTGATGGCCACAAGCGCCAGATGGAAGAAAAAGCGCACTGGATCGCTAGGCGCGTCCATGAGGGTGACGATCCTGTGCCGGTGGCGATAGCGCCGGCCGATCTGCCGAAATGGCTTTGCCCTCCGCTAGAGGGAAGGTGCCGAGACTGGCAACCGAGCTATCACCTTTGGGCGGCTTACGCGCCGCGCGAAAAGTGGGCCGAAATCTGGAAGCGTTGGAAGGAAGCCGAAGGCAACACCACAAAGCTGAAGACGTTCTACCAGCAGGATTTGGCGCTGCCATACGATCCGGGCGGCGAGGAAATCGATCACGAAAAGATCGTAGAGGCGGCCCGCGAAGAAGGCATACCGAACAACATCATTCCCGAATGGGCGGCTTTGCTGGTCTCGGCGGCTGACGTTCAAGGCTACGGCATTAAGTGGGGTGTCTATGCCATCGGCCCGCGTGGGCAACACTGCCTTATCGACCGCGAGATTTTCGAGGGATCGCCCGACAAGTCAGACGAACCTTGGATCAAGCTTTCTGACGCGCTCTCGCGGACCTATGTCACGCCGAGCGGTAAAGAAAAGGGCTTGGACATTTCAGGTGTCGATACCGGTTGGGCGACGGACCGCGTTTACCGGTTCTGCGCCGGCCGGCCGAATGTGCTTGCTCTCGATGGTCGCGAACCCATCGGCCTGCCTTGGCTCGGAACGCCGAAAAAGAAGGATATCAAGGATCATCGCAACCGCGTGATTGCGAAAGTCCTGCTTTATCCGGTCGGCCTCTACGATGTGAAGACTGCCGTTACCGCCGCTCTCGCCAACCTGGTGCAGGGCGTCGGCGAGGATAAACAGTGGCCACGGGGCACCATCCATTTTGCTGCCAACCTTTGCGACACTCAATTCGCCGAGGAGCTGACGGCGGAACGGCTGGTCGATGAGGCCGAAGAGGCGAGAACAAGCCTGAAGCGCAGCTCGAAAAAGCTGGTCAGTCCAAAGGCCGGGCGCAAATGGAAGAAGATTCACGGTCGCCAGAATGACTGGTTTGACGTGACCGTTTACGCCTACGCGCTGGCTTGGCACCTCGAAAACAAGCGCCGGCTGACAACGGACCGCTGGGCCGATTTGATCCGTGATCTTCACGGCGAACCGGAACAGATCAACGACTTGTTCGACCTGGCCGACGAAAGCCCCTTCAGCAAGCAAAAACCGAAACCAGCGCCAGCAACCGGCAAAAAGTCGCGTCAGCGCAAACGTTGGGGGTCATACTCTTGAGTGAAAAACCTCGCCATCGCGTCAAGGCGAATTCGGTTCGGGTAACTGCCCCGGTCGCGAACAAGCCGATGGCACGAAAGATGACAGCGCGGTATCTGCGCGGCGACACGGCAGGAACTCTTGCCATGCGCCGCGCCGTCACGCGCGATGCCCGGCTCGATGTACGCGAGTCGGCCGAACGCGCCTCGGCGCTTGCCTTCGACTTCATGCAAAACAGCGGCTGGATATCGGGCGCGGTTGAACAGATCATCACCGATACCATCGGCGACGAACTGAAACTCAATCTGCGCTCCCAGCTCGAAGCTTTTGGCTACACCAAAAAGCAGGCCTCGGCATGGTGCCGCAAGGTTGAACGGGCATGGCGGCGCTTTGCGTGGAACCCGAAGGAATGCGATCTCGCCGGCAAGGCCACGATTGCCGATATGGCGGAAGCGCTTCTGCGGAGCTTCCTTGCCACGGGTGAAGGATTTGCCGTTCTCGATCAACTGCCGCTGGACGTGCAACGCCGCCTCGGCCTGACCATCGGCCTGAAGGTTTCCGTTCTCGCCTCGCATCGTTGCCCGCGCACCACCAACGAAAGCGAGGGGCTTGATCAGGGCGTCTACCATGACGAACACAACCGGGCGATTGGCTACAAGTTCCGTGTCCGCAAGAACGGTATCGAGTCCGATCGGACTATTGATGGCGCTGACGTTATCCATGTCATGGACCGCGCCGCCAACCTCAACAGCCCGCGCGGGATTTCGGTCATTGCGCCGGCGCTTAAGGTCATCGCCCAATCCGACCAGCTCGCAGATGCAACGCTCGCCACGGCGTTGATGCAGACCATCTTCGCGGCGACGATCAAAAGTCCGGAACCGAGCGACGAGGCTTTCAAGGCAATCGAGACGCTTGCCGACATGGACGCGCCCGAAGGTTTCGACGGTGACTGGGACGGCTACATTGGCGGCCTTCAGCAAGACCTGATGGACGTTTGGGGCAATCGTATCGACGCCCTGAAGAACAAGGGCATTTCGATGTCCGAGTCTGGTCGGATCAATCATCTTGGGCCGGGCGAGACTTTCGAGATGCACACGGCGGCAACGCCGGGGTCGCAATATCTGCCGTTCTTCCAAAGTCTCCTGAAGGAAATCGCCCGCTGCCTCGGCATCACATACGAGGCACTGGCAATGGATCATTCCAACGCCTCGTATTCGTCGGTTCGCATGGCCGTTGCCACCATCTGGCCAATCGTCATGCGCCGGCGTTCGCGGATCGTTGCCCCGTTCCTTCAGGGCGTGTTCGAGCGCTGGCTTGATGAAATGATCTTTCGCAAGGTCATTCCGTTCAAGGGCGGATATGCAGCCTTCAGCCGGGACCGCGAAAGCGTCTACCAGTCTGAATGGAGCGGACCGGCTGCACCATCTGCCGATGACTACAAGGCGGCTCTTGCCGTCAAGATTCGTCTGGAAACCGGTATTTCCACATTCCATGACGAATGCGCTCTGGCCGGCAAAAACGGCGAGGAACAGATCGAACAGCTCGGCATCGAAAAGAAGATGTTTGAGGCCGCAGGCGTTCCGCATCCGTTTGGCCGCTCGCAAGGCGGGGGTGGCGGGCCGCTCGGGGCTGCTGCTGTCGGCAACCGCGATCCAGCAAAGGAAGCCGCTTGATGGCCGACAATGACGATCCACTGAAGATCGATTGGTGCGCGCGCGCAGCCAAGCTGCGCCGCGTCGAGGAAGCGTTGCTTACCGGCGAGATGATGACGGAAGGCCGCTTCGGTGAAGACATGATGCGCTATTCCACCGCCTCGCTCGACCAGGTGCAGCGCGCTTTGAATGAAGCCCTCCGCAATTGCCAGATTGCGCGCGGCGAAAAACCCAAAATTCGGCGGCACGCTATCAGCGGTCGTTTCCGGCCCTACTGAGGTAATCCCAAATGGCTGCAATTCTTGAAGACGGCAAGCTTCGGCTTACCGGCTATGTCGGCGAATATTACTATGATGACGGGTTTACATCCTCGGATGTGATCGTCGCGCTCTCGCAGATCGACGGCGAGTCCGAACTTGACGTTCATCTGAATTCGCCCGGTGGCGTTGCGACAGAAGGCGCTGCAATCCACGCGCTGTTCTCGGCGCGCCCCGGTATAACGAACATTGTCATCGAGGGCATTGCGGCGTCGGCCGGTTCGCTGATCGCGATGGCTGGCGCAACCGTCACCATGACGGCCGGCTCCGTGATGATGATCCATGATCCGAGCGGCTTCACCTTCGGAAATTCCAGCGAACACAGCAAGACAATCGAGGCGCTGGAAGCCTTGGCGACCTCCTATGCCCGCGTCTATGCGGCCAAGTCCGGCCAGAGCGTCGAAGACTGCCGCGAAATCATGAAGGCGGAACGCTGGTTCACGCCGGATCAAGCTGTTGCCGAAGGCTTCGCAGACGCGACGGCCACCGCAAAGGCAAAGCCGGTTGCTGCCTTCGATTACAGCCTGTTTGCGCACGCGCCCAAAAAACTGGTTGCGCTGGCGAAGACGAAGAAATGGTCGATGGCATCCAGCCATCCGCCGAAAACCCAAACGCCAAACCCTCCAAAGGAAACTACCATGACCGATAAAGAGCGCGCCGAGCAGCTTGAAACGGAAGTCAACGGCCTGAAAGAACAGGTCGCAAATCTGACCGCATCCGCAAACGATGCCGTGAAAGATGCCCTTGAACGTCGCGCCAACATCATGGCGCTGGATGAAGCCAAGGGACGTGAAGCGCTGGCGGAACATCTGTTCAATGCCGGCAACAGCGTCGAGGCCGCCAAGGCCACGCTGTCCGTCGCGCCGAAAGCGGACGACGGCGACGGCGAATACCAGCCTCCGCGCCGCATGTTGAATGCGCAGGACTTGAACCGCGATCCGAACGGCAAGCCGCAGGCCAAGGGCGGTCTGTCCGCTCGCATGGATGCCCGCGCCGCCAAAATGAAAAAGAGCTGATCGGCTCCGCGCGCCACCCCTGAAACTCCAATTCCTTTCGAAAGGGAACAACCATGGGCACTTTGCCTGTTATGAAATTCCAGCAGACCCCCGGCATGTCCACGCTGCTGAAGAAGGAAGTAGATCCCGAAATCTCGCGCGGCGTCGGCACGCTGCTTGGCGGTACTGGCGGCGCTGCCCGCCTGGTCAAGCTCGGCCAGCTTATCGGCCGTATCGCCGGTACTGAGCAAGCCCCGGCCGGCGACAAGCTCGGCAAGCTGGTCGCATGGGACCCGGCCGCGACGGACGGAAGCCAGAAAGTTCACGGCGTCTGCCTGAAGGACTGCGAAGCGCCAAACGGCGTGGACCGCGTTGACGGTCTGCTCTATTCCCGTCGCTTCTCGGTTCTCAACCGTGCCAACATCGTCTGGCCCGCTGGCGTCACCGCCGAGCAGCAGGCCGCCGCCATCGCAGATATCGAAGACCGCCTCGGCCTGATCCTGCGCGCCTGATCCACCCTTTCCATCAATAGCCGGCCTTTCAGCCTGCACGCGCGGGACGCGATGTCCTGCGCCTTTTTCTTCACAAGGAACAATCGGCAATGCCTGAAATCTTGCTGCCTTACACCAACGTTGAACTCACTGACGAGGTCAACAAACTGCCGAATACCTTCGGCCTTCTCAATGCGCTGGCCATCGCGCCGAGTGAGCCGAAGCGTTCGCGCATAGTTCGCATCGACTTCCGCGAAGGCCAGATCGTGGTTCTTTCGCATCAGGAACCGGGTGCACCTGGTGAAGTTGCCGGCGATGATGACCAGAACGGCATCATCATTGCGATCCCGCATTTCACCCACTTTGAAAACATCCTTGTCGGCGATATCGACGGCATGCTCGAAGTCGTCAACGGCGAAATTACCGAGCGATCGCTCGATGCCGAACTTGAGCGCAAGCTTGTCATCATCCGCAAGAACCACGCGATTACCCGCGAGTTTCTGCGGCTCGGCATGCTCCGCGGTGAAATCAAAGACGGCAAGCTTCGCGTGCTCTACAATCTGTACGACACGTTCGGCGTCGAAAAGAAGGAAATCGATTTCGCGCTTGGCACGGCCGCTACGGATGTTCGCTCCAAGTGCGAAGAAGCCAGCGACCACATCATCAGCAATGCCAAGGGCGAAACGGTCGGCGCGGTGGAAGCCGTGGTCGATACGAAATTCTTCTCCAAGCTGATTTCGCATTCGAAGGTCGAAAAGTTCTGGCTTCAGGCGCAGAACGCATCCGCGCAGACGAACCTTGAACGTCAGCGCCTCGGCGGCAATTGGGGCCGTGTCTTCGAATTCGGCGACATTCTGTTCCGCGAATACAAGGGCGGTCTGCCGGTCAAGAGCAACGATGGCACCGTTTCGACGGTCAAGAACGTGGACGACAACAGCGGCACGGCCTATCCGACCGGCACGCAGTCCATGTTCCGCACCTATGACGGCCCGGCCTATCACATCGACCGCGTCAATCAGGCGCCAACGGAAGAAGAAGACGGCTCGATCTTCATCTCGACAAAGGTTCTCGATCACGGAACCGGCCTCGAAATGAAGTCGCAGTCCAACATGCTTGCCATCTGCAAGCAGCCTGACTGCCTGGTGCAGTTCAAGACCAACTGATCATCAACAAATGCCCGGCCGCCAGCGCGGCGGCCGGGCGCATTCCATGGGGATTGCCATGCCGATTTCTTCTTCTTTTCGGGCCGCGCGCGATGCGGTTGTGTCCGGCGTGGATCAAAGGTTTGCGGAGCGCATTCGCCTCTCTCCCATGAAAAACGAAAAAGCCGATCCGGACCGGCCGCAAGTGGTCATCATGGCGGTTCTGCGGACTGGCGACGAAACGGCCGGGCCTCTCGATGTCAGCGGCGGCCGGTCCCTGCACTCGCGGATCGCGGCGGGTAAGGCGGCTCTCTACATCGACCGCACCGAATATCCCGATATCGTCCTTCGCAAGAAAGACAAGCTACGCGCCTTGGATCGCCCCGGCGAACCAGTCTTTGAAGTTTCCACGGTCGATGACCGTAATCATACCCGGTTGATTGCCGGGCTTAATCAAGCCTGACACAGGTAGGTGCCATGTCCCTTGTCCGTATTGCCCTTCGCATCTGCGCCGTTCAAGCCCTGAAAGGCCGGACGCTCGTCGGCGACAACGTACTCGATAGCGAGATTGGCGCGCTAGAAACCAGTGCCGCTGGCGAACTAAAGACGCCGGAAGAAAAACAGTTCATCGCGGTCTACGCTGACGATAGCAAGCAGATGAGCGGCCTATCGTTGCGCTCTTTGGTTGCCAGCGGCGAAGTCGATCTCGTCTTTGAGGCTGGCGTAGCATCGCCGCATCTGGTCACCGATCCGGAGACGGAAGAAAAAGTTCTCATGGCCGGCCTGCCGGCGACGGATGCCAACTTTGAATTCTATCTCGACATGACCATTCGGCAGATAGCCGATGCCTTTGTTGATCCTAACAATGAATGGGCGAATATTTTCCAGCGCCTCATCATAAGCGTCGAGAAATGCCAACGCGCACGTATCAGTGGTGACACGGGTGGCGTGCGGTTGGCGGCGCATCAGATGAAGATGACCGTCAATGCAGTCGCCGAACCTGTCGCCGGTTTGCCGCTCAATCCGCAATCGCCGATGGCCGCATTCTTCGCCAAGTGCGAAAGCGACCTGGTGCACCGCGAGCCGGACATGGAGAAAAAGATCGCGCTCATGAAAGCGCAGATCGCCGGCGATGATGAAGAGCTGACGGCGGCGATGCGACGCTACGGCATGACCTACAGCGAAGCCGACGCCATGCTGTTGACGCTACCGGATGGAGGTGCGCCATGAAAGGTGCCGACTGGCTGGCTCATCATATCGAGGAACTGAACTACCGAATTGCCGATATCGAGCGGCGTGAGCGCAACCGTCGCCGCAAGGGCAAGATTGCCGAAATCAGCGACGACAAAAGCAAGTATCGCGTCGAGCTGTCCCGGCAGGGCGAAGAACCCTACCTGACGCCGTGGATCAAGGCACGCACGCTGGCTGGCGGTGGCGTCAAGGTCGATGTTCTTTACAGCATCGGCGAGCAAGTGGATGTGGTTTCGGAAAGCGGCGATCTCGCAGACGCGCAAATCGACTTCTCGACCTATAGCGACGAGAACGCCCGCGAAAACCGCGATACGCCGCTTCACATCAAGATCGGCGATGCCGTCATCGAGGCGACAGGCGAGCTTGTGAAAGTGACCGCCGCCAAGGTCATCGTCCAATCCGATAACGTGCAGCTCGGCGGCGACGGCGGCAAGCAGGTCGCGCGGATCGGCGACAAGGTGCACGTCGCCAGCGGTTCATCTGCCGGCATGTGGCCGATTGTCGAAGGCTCGGAAAAAGTCTTCGCGATAGACTGAGGAACCCCCATGAAAAACTACACGGTTCGCACCGGCTGCGAGATTGCCGGGCGCTGGCGTGATGCCGGCGAACCCATCCAACTGTCTGCCGATCAGGCCCGCGAGCTTGCGCCGCCCTTCGGCGATGTCGTCTCGCCAATCGATGAAAAGGGGAAAGAGGATGCCAAGCTCAACAGGCGTCAACGCCGCAACCGGCGCACCCCTGACTGATTGGGATCACACCCGGCAGTCAATTGACAAAATCCTCAACACGCCAATCGGCGCGCGCGTCATGCGACGTGATTTCGGTTCGGAACTGCCGGACCTGGTCGATGCGAAGATGACGCGCCGCAATGTGCTGGCGCTCTATTCCTCGGCCGCAATTGCAATCCAAAAATGGGAACCGCGTTTCCGGATGCGGTTCGGAAAAGTCAGCCGTGCCGACGCGAGCGGCAAAATCTCGCTGGAAATCTTCGGCGTCTATTATCCTCTCGGCCATCGCGGCGATTATTCCATTGCGGAAGATCAAAGCACGCGGGTCGTCATAGCGGGCAGATCATCATGACACTTGCTGTTTACGCGCCGGCCGCCATCGACGTTTCGCGCCTGCCGGCTCCGGATGCCATCGAGGCGCTGGACTTCGAAACGCTCTATTCGGCCTTCAAGGTCCGGTTTCTGGAATTCTGGAACCAGATGCGTGTCATCAATCCGGCCCTGCCGGTCTATGACGTGCAGAGCCTTGAAACCGATCCTGCCGGCATTGTCGGCGAAGCATGGTCTTATCTGCGCCTGATGGATCGCCAGCGCGTCAACGATGCATTCCGGTCGTTGCTGGCGGCCTATGCCAAGGGCGACAATCTGGAAGCCATCGCGGCCGGCCGCAACATCGTCCGTTCGGTCGTTGCGCCTGCCACGCCCAGCTCGGCCGCCATCATGGAAGGCGACGACGCCTTGCTTCGCCGCTACCTTCTGTCTTTCGATCTGCCGGCTGCTGGTTCGGCTGGCCGCTATCTCTTCGATGCCTGGACGGCGTGGCCGCAATCGGATGACAAGTCGCTCGGGATTTGGGATGCGCGGGTGAATGGCCGGGCGGTCCACGGCCGGCGCGGTGATACGGATGTTGTCATCACTGGCCCTATGGGCAGGCTTCCGACAGATGCGGAGCTTGCCGTTATCCGGGCTGCTGTCACGCATCCGGACCGCGCGCCGGAAGCCGTCGCCATCTCGGTCATGGCGGCCGGCCGCACCGAATATGCGGTTTCGCTCTCGCTGGAAATCGTGGCCGCTCGCGCCAGCGCCGCCATCATCAAGGCGGAAGCGGAAAAGCGCATCATCGCGGCGGCAACCTCCCGCATCCTGATTGGCGGCGAAATCCCGCAAGCCCTGCTTTCTGGTGCGGCCTTCGGCGATGGAGTGATCCGGGTGCGCGATCTCGCTCCTGTTATCATCGAGCCGGACCCGTACAAGGTGCCCGTCATGACCAGCCTTGATATTCAAATCGAGGTGCGGGCATGAGCGATGTAGGCGTTTTGCTTCCGCCATCGTCGGAGGAATTCGAAAAGGCGCTTGCCGCCGCAACGTCGGATGACTTGCCGATCCCTTACGCCGAGCTGATGAACCCATACCAGACGCCGGCGCGGTTCCTGCCTTGGCTTGCCGTGCATCATTCGGTCGATCTCTGGTTTGACGATTGGACCGAAGAGCGAAAGCGGGAAATGATCGCGCAATGCGCCGGCGTTTCCACGCTCTACCCCGCATCACCTCTGGCGGCGCTGAAAGGCACACTTGCCGGGCTGAAGCGCAATCTTGCTTTTGTCGATGCGGTCATTGTTGATCGCATCGCACATCCGAACCGCTTCACCTTCGGCCGGGCAGTGATCGGGCGAACGCCCATAGCGCATAAGGCATTCGTTGCGCACTACCTGGTGCGCGTGGCGCTGACCGCCCCGAGGAACCGTTTCCAGATCGGCCGCAGTGCCTTCAAACGGGCGGCGATGACGCCGGTTAATCTTGAACCTATCCGCCGCGCCAAGCTGGCCATGGCGACCTCCAAGACGCCGGAAACGCTTTACTCCGTTTCCTTCGCATGGCGGCGCGGCATCACCTTTGACGACAACATCTTCATCGACGGAAGCCATGCCATCGGCGGTTACATGGATCGCAAGCGGCTGGATTGAGGGAAACAAACATGCAGAGAACTGCTTTTTCTGAAGCCGAAATCGCCGAACACGCCGATTTTGAAGCCATCGGTTTGCAGGCGCAGGACGCCACCGATCATCTTTGGCTTGATGCTATCGGCTACCCTGCCCATTGGGCCGCCTTCACGGTCGCCCGAAAATCTGCGCAGGAAATCACGGTTTCGACCGGCCGCTACGTCGCCGGCAAGATCGTCTATGCGCAGGTAGCGCCGAAGGATATGAACCTTCAGCTTCAGATACCGGTCGCCGCATCCGATCAGCGTTGGGTTGCGATCCTGCTGCGTGGCAAGGAAGTGACCGACACGGCGAACCGGCCTTTCGAAACGTCTGACGATCCGGAAACAAGCGTCATCGTCAACCGCACCACGCCGAAGACAATCCGCCGTGTAGTCGAACTGATCGTGCAGCAAGGCGAAGCAAACCCGGTTCCCGTAAAGCCTCTGGTTGATGCCGCAGATGCTTGCATCGCCTTCGTGCTGCTGACCTCTGCCGGCGTCAACACCATCGAACCGGGCAACAGCGACCGCGTGAAGACGCTATACGAAGTGGAAGGTCGCGTTACGGCGCTTGAAGTCGATCTTGATGGCCTGTTCATGCGGACCGAGACGATTGAAACGCAGATCGTCAACATCAAGGCAAAGCTGACGGAAATCCCGCGTCCTGTCATCATTCGCCAGATGCAACGCGATATCGGCGCGGCGCGGCTGAAAGTCGATCTGCCCGACGAAGCCCGCGCATTCGTCTTCGATCAGGCGCTGATAACAGACCGTTGGGACATGACCCATGTGGACTGGCTGGCGCGCATTGAAGAGGGTGTCCGGTTCGGCTTTGCAGCGGAAGCGCAGGCGCGGCTTGAAGTGCAGGCGGAAGATGATCCGAAGATCGCCTTCCGTGGCCGTCGCATGGTGCCAGCCTTTAGCGAGGTGACACGTATTGCCAACACATCTCTGGATGGCACGCTGAATATTTCGCAGTTGGTGCATACCCAGACCACACTTGTGCGCAAGGAAGCATCTCGCGTCCGCATCACCTACGGCCCGACGCAATGGGCCTGCGAAAATCAGGCTGGCTGGGCGGGCCTCGGGGGTGACTCCCGCGTGGGGCAGATGCTCAACGTGGGTGGCGAAACCTTCGAAGTTGTCGAAAGGCGCGACTATGGCGGTCCCGGCCACCAGACGTATGGCGTGCGGCAAATTCGCTATGAAATGTATAGCGAACCCTATTGGGAATACGTCACCGAAGACGTGGGTGTAAACGGCTCCATCTACGGACAGTCGTTCCTTGTGGCCCAGCCGATGCAATTGACAAGCCTCGACCTGTCATTTGCCCGCGTCGGCGCTGACGGCGATGTGCATGTCTTCATCGTGGAAACCACCACGGGCGGCATGCCGCGTTTCGACGCTGTACTGGCGCAGGGCAAGTTGAACCACGCCGATCTCGTTGTCGGCTGGAACAAAGTGGTTCTGCCAATCACCTTGCTGGAAAGCGGAAAGCGATATGCGTTCGTGACCGTCACGACTGGCGCGCATGCGCTGCATATCTCGGGGTCGAACAAGTACACGGGCGGTACGCAATTCCTGACAACGGACGGCGCGTTCTCGCAAGGTTCGACCGAAACGGATATCTGCTTCCGCCTGAATGCCGCCCGTTATCACAGCCCGCGCACAGTCATTCCGATGCAGGCTTTGAACCTTGCGGATGGCATGACGCAAATTGACATGCTGTTTGCAGGCTGGGTGCCAGGTGGTTGCCAGCTTGGTTGGGAAATCCGGCCTTCCGGGTCAAATGTCTGGACCGAACTGGATGACGGCGATCCGACGACGAACCCGCTGGTGGGGCTTCCGGCGTCGGTCGAGCTGCGCATGGTGATGATGGGAACGGCTGACTTGCAGCCGATGATCCAGCTTGACCAGAAAGCAATCTCTCGCGTTGCCAGAAACCGTAGCACCATGCGGGCCGTCACGAAGAGCTTTCCATTTGGCTTCGCGACGACAAGCATCCAGACGCAATTCACACTGGATAGCTTCGATCCAGACCGCCACACCTTCACCCCGGCCATCATGGTCGGAAACACGGTGGTCAATCCGAACACGACTGAAATCACGGTCGATCCGCAACGCCCTTCGCGTCGGACCTATCTTTCAACCTACACGCTCGGCGCTGGGGCGAATGCCGCTCGTATGCGTCCAGCGGCCACCACAAACAATGTCGCCTCCGTGCCGTTCGTGCAGGACGCGTTCATTGCAGCACTCTAAGGGGTTCTTATGGCTTTCCAGATCAACACTGAAAAATCCTATCAGGTGAAGCTCTCGCGGCCCGTGAAACTCGGCGCGTTCACATACAAGCCGCTCAATGAAATCGAAATGCTCGGCACGGTAGTTGTCGCCATCATCGAGCAGGAAGGTGACGAGGTGCTGGACTATGCCAGAGAGGTCTGACGACTATCAGCTTCCGTCGTTTCCGAAGACGTTGATTGATCGGCCCTTATGGAACGGCACGATGGCGAACATCGCCGTGCGCCTTTTTACCGTTGAGGCGCGCGCTGCATCTTTTGCCGCCCTCGAAGCGCAGGGCATACAGGCGTCGCTTGACTATATTCAGGCCAACGTCGCCCCGCAGATTGCAAATCTGCAAACAAAAATCACCTTGGCGCAGGAACAGATCGACCAGATCATCGTCGGCGGCAAGGCACCCGATACACTAAAATTTGGCGGCCAGTTGCCAGCCTATTATGCGACTGCGAATGACTTGACCGAATTTCGGGCGGGACTTTCGATCTACATGCTCAAAGACCAGAGAGACGCGGCGGAAGGTGTCGCACCTCTTGGTTTGGATCGCAAAGTGCCGCTGAGCAATCTCCCGACGCTCACCACTACCACCACGGTAGGTGCTGCTGTTGCCGGAGCAAACGGCGTCGAAACGCCGGATGACGGCGATGCTTTTGCAGGCGTGAAGGCTGGTTCGTCTACCATGTTCAAGGTGACGTGGGCAAACATCAAGGCCAAACTCGCCGCCTTCTTCGATACCCGGTATGTGAGATTGGTTGGCGGGGTTATCTCTGGAAACATAGCCATCGTGCCGGGTGGGTCAAATTGGGCCATCATCGATCTTCGCGCCGAACAGGGTCACGCCGCCGCCATCGATTTCTCACCGAACGGATACTCGGGTGATTATCTATGGAGGCAGGTAGCGCAGTCTGACTCAAATATGGACTGGGCTTACAATGGCCAGCACCGCGTCAGGTTCAATAACGGCGGCCAAATCTGGACATCCACTTACGGATGGCTGAATGACCGATTTGCTGATCGCGCCGCGCGCGTGTGGCACGATGGCGGTATTTGGGAGTTCGGGGCAATTGATCCGAACTACAACGATCTCACGGCCGACGCCCCGAACCCCTACGTACTGATTGGGCTTCGCAGTTCTCGCGGCACAAATACCGTCCAGCTGCGAGCGGTGCAGTTGAGGAACAACTGATGGAAGACGCCTACAGTACTGACAACCTGCCCTACGATCTGTCGTCCGACGAACTGATCTTCCTGATCCGCAAGCTTCATCCAGCGGCTATTCATGGCGCTGACTTCTGGTGCGCGCACAAGGTGAAGATGAACAGTCTGGAACGGACAAGCACGGCCATCATCGTCAAATGGGATTTGCCGAATGACAAGCCTACGCCTGACGAAATCAAGACGCTTGCAACGACACATGCTGCGGAGCTGCTTGCCCTCGGGCATGCCAGTGCACTCGATGTTGATATCGAGCGCGACCGTCGCGTCAATGCCGGCTTTGTCTTCGAAGGGGTACACTACCAGTCCCGCCCGGAAGATAGAGAGAACATTGCGGGTGCGAAGGCGGCGGCTACAGATGCGATAACAATCTACGGCGCACAGCCGGGTAACCTCGCATGGCAGCGCCTCCTTGATCCGGATGCGCCGCCTGAATTCAGGTGGATCGCGGCAGACAACTCGACGCATCCGATGGATGCGCAAACCGCGATGCGTTTCGGCTACGCGGCGTTGAATCACAAGCAGGCGCATATCTTCGCGGCTCGCAAGTTGAAGAACATGATCGCGATCCCGGCCGACTTCGCAACGAACCCCGCCTATTGGCCCTGACGGCAACTCCTATCTGAAAACCCGCCCCGCCTTTTCTGGCGGTGCGCCCCCTCATGTCCGGTTATGAACCGGCCCCCCCTTCAAAATCTGTAAACTTCAAAGGAGTCCATAATGGCTGACCTAGCCTATGCGCATGGCGTGACCTTGACCGAAAGCACGGAAACCCCGTCGCTTCTTCGTGTCCAGCGCCAAGGCATCACTTTCATCAACGGCACGGCACCCGACGCCGATCCGGCCGCGTTTCCGCTGAACACGCCAACGCTCGTCACTTCTGAGACGAAAGCAAAAGGCCTCGGCGCGGGCGGCACCTTGCTCGAAGACGTGAAGACGGTTTTCGGCGAAGGCGGATCGTGGTGCATCGTCAACCGCGTCGAGCATAGCGCCGATCCGGCAATACTGCAGGCGAACCTTATCGGCGACCTGGTCGCGCGAACCGGCATTTACGCAGCACTTCGTGCCAAGGGTTTGACGGGCTACCAGCCGCGCGTCATCATCACGGCCGGCAATACCGGTGCATGGGTGGAAGCCGGCGTCGTATCGGTTTCGGTTGTTGCTGAAGGCTCGAAATTGACCGAGCCGCCAATTGTGAAGGCCACGGGCGGCGGTAACGATCAGGGCAAGGAGCTGCCGACTCTTGAAGCCGTCATGGGTGAAGGCACCAACGCTGATAAGGTTGTGGCTGTCCGCGTCGTCAAACCCGGCAAGAAGCTCGCGGAGCCGCCTGTCATTACCTTCGAAGGCGGCGGCGCAGATGCTGCAAAGGTGCTGCCGCAGGCGACGGCAAACGTGGGTGACGTGGCCAATCCGTTCGTTTCTGCGTTGAATGCCATCACCCCGAAAATTCGCGCTCGTGGCTATATCAGCGGCCCGAACACGACCAGTGCCGAAGCCCTGCGTTTTCGTCGCACCATCAACGGTGGCCGCATTCTGGTCATCGATCCGAAGGTCATCAAGAACGTTAACGGGGTTCCGGTGACAAAGCCGGTTGCAGCGGTTTTTGCCGGCGTGCGGTCTCGCGTCGTGGCATCCAGTGAGGGTGTGTCGGGTTCGGTTTCGAACAAGATCATCCGCACCATCGACGGCGTTGCCCGCACGATCTCGTATCCGGATGACGCCAACTACCTGAACGAAAATCAGGTGGCGACGATCATCAATGAGCGTGGCGGCTTCCGCACCTGGGGTAGCCGTCTGGCGATTGATGATCCCATTTGGCAGTTCGATAGTGTCCGCGCCACTGCCGACATGATCAACGAGTCGCTGGAAGATATCTATTTCGCATACGTGGATCGCAAGTTCACGAAGGCGAATATGAAGATGATGATTGAAGACGGTAACGCCGCTCTTCGCGTATTCAAAAACAACGATGACATTCTCGGCGGCCGGTGCTGGTTCCCGGCGCTGAATGATCCGACCCTGATGGCAAACGGCAAAATCTTCCTGAACGTCGAGTTCGAGCCTGTTGCCATCATGGAGCAAATCCACATCACCACTCACCGCAACATTCTCTACTACCGGCTTCTGCTGGATGAAGTGAATGGGCTTATCGAAACCGGCCCGCTCGCGGTTGCCGCATAAGGAGTAGCCAGACATGGCAGAAAAAAACCTTCCCCGTTACATCCTTCGCGACTGCATGCTGTGGGCAGATCGCGAAAGCCAGCTCGGCCAGATCGGCGAAATCACGCCGCCTGTCCCGGAAGCCAAGCGCGAGGGGATGCGCAACGCCGGCATGATCAAGGAACGCAACGTGCACCTTGGTTACAATGCGCTGGAATTCAGCTTCAAGATGCCGGGTCTCGATCCGCAAATCTTGAAGCTCTTCCGCCTGAAGCCCGGCGCTGACACGCCTTTCCTCGTTACCGGCGCGCATGTCGATGAAGATGGAACCACGCACAGTGCCGTCATGTCCATTCGCGGCAAGCTCTACAAGCCCGATCCGGGCACTTGGAAGGGTGGCGATCTGGCGGCGAACGATTACGCCGTGGACGTGAATTACTACAAACTCGAAATCGACGGCGCAGAAATCTACGAAATGGATGATTTCGAATTCAAAGTCGGCGGCGTCTCGCAAAACGCCGACATTCGTACCGCGCTCTTGCTCTAAGGGCGTGTCACTTCCTCCGCAAATTCTCCTTTCATTCGGCCCGCTTCGTGCGGGCCATTTCTTTGAGGTTTCACCATGACCGCTACCAATACCAATACCGTCGCCGATACCGAGACCGATGAAGTAATCGTTCCTCTCTCCAAGCCCGTCACCCATGGCGAAGCCACGATTTCCTCCCTGACTTTTCGTGAGCCGACCGTTGGCGATTTGATCGTCGGCGATGGGTTTCCCGGCCAGCTCGCCAAAATGACCGCCATTCTCGCTTCGATCTCCGATACGCCTCTGCCGGCGTTCAAGAAGATCGGCGCAAAAGACTTTTCTAAGATTGTCGATAAGACGGCCGGCCTCTTGGGAAACGAGAAGAAGAAGGACACGACTGGCGGCTGATCGCCGTCTTCGTCTCCGAACGTCACTCCACATCGCTTGAAGTCATCGAGCGATGGTCTCCTAAAAAGCTGCTGGCCTATTTCGAAAAGTCCTGTGAGCTTTCCAAGATCATGAGGCAATAAATGTCTGTCGTGCAAAGCACCCTGCGCATCTCTCTTCTGGAAGATGTTGTTGCAAAATCCGCCCCGATCTTCCGCACTCTCGACCGGCTGCAAGGCCAGCAGATGAAGGCGTTCGCGCCGATGCGCGGGCTGATCGGGCAGGCCGTCGCGCTGGGTGCCGGCTACCTCGGCGCGACCGAAGGTATTTCGGCGACGGCCGGCGCTGCCATCGAATTCGAAACCGCCTTCGCAGACGTGAAGAAGGTTGTCGAGGCGAGCGACGAACAGTTTGAAAACATGCGCCGTAGCATCCGGCGCATGTCTGGCGAAATCCCTCTGGCCGCAACCGACATTGCGGCCCTGTTCGCGGCGGCGGGCGAGTCCGGCGTGGCGACTGAGGATCTACAAAGTTTTGCCGAAATGGCCGCCCGTGTTGGCGTTGCCTTCGATATGACGGCGGCCGACGCCGGCGAAAGCCTCGCCAAGCTGAAAACCCAGCTCGGCTTGAATGTCGCCGAAACTGGTGAAATGGCCGACGCCATCAACCACCTGTCGAACAACATGGCGTCCAAGGCCAAAGACGTTACCGAATTCATGCTGCGCGTTGGCGCCATCGGCGAGATGAGCGGCTTTGTGAAAGAAGACGTTGCGGCCATGGGTAGCGCCATGATCGCGGCCGGCTCGGATGCCAGCACGGCCGGCACGGCGATGAAGAACGTTATCCGCGCACTGTCGAAAGGTGACTTTGCCAAGAAGTCCCAGCGTGACGCTGCAAAAGCCCTCGGCCTGCATCTACCATCTATCGCCAAGGATATGCAGAAAGACGCCAAAGGCACCATGCGAAAAGTGCTGACGGCCATTTCCAAGGCTCCGAAGCATCAACAGACTTCGCTCCTGTCCGAATTCTTCGGTGATGAAGCCAGCGCCTTCATGCCGCTGGTCGGCAATATCAAGCTGTTGGATGACGCGCTCGCATCCGTGGCCGACCGGACGAAGTATTCCGGATCGGCTTTCGCAGAGTATGTCCAGCGCGCCAACACGACGCGCAATGTCCTCGATCTGCTTGGCAACAAGATTTCGAACGTGTTCTCCGAGATGGGTGACGACATGTTGCCGGCGATCCGCGAGGGCGCGGCCGGTATTGGCTATGTGATCGACACACTCGGCAATCGAGTAACCATCTTGGACAAAGCCACTGCGACCATGAAAGGGTTCATGCAGGGGCTGGGTTACGATGGCGGCATCCGCGAGCTAACAGAAGATTTGGGTGATCTGCTGTTTGGGGAAATCGACGCAAACGCAGCAGATCGCATCGGCAGCATATTCATGAAAGCCAAAGAATGGGGCGCATCGCTTCGCGAGCTGAATGACGCCATCAAGGATAATCCGATTGCCAAATTCCTTGCGGAAATGTCCGGCTACGGCTTCCAGCTCTTTTTGTACGCCTCGGGCATCGCGATGCTGGCGGGTACGGTTCGCAAGCTGGCGGGCGCATTGATGCTTCTATCCGGTGCAAGCACGGCGCTATCGATCCTGAAAACGATAGGAACTTTGAGCGAGTTTCCAGGGTTGGGTGGCGACGGTGGTAAGCCGGGCGGGAAAGCCCCGAAGGGCGGGGGTGGCAATGTGCCTGAAGTTCTGCCGTGGTATAGTCAGGCTGGCCAATGGCTGAAGGGTTTCGGTTCGCAGCTCGGCTTTGGCCTGTCCGTCCAGAGTTTGGGTGACACCCCCGGCGATACGTTTCAGGACCAGGTCAACAACCAGCAAAAGTACAAGGAAGCTCTGCAGAAGCTCTTTGGTCTCAACAAGGATGCTTCGGGGGTTTCTGGCTGGGACAGTTTCTGGTTCGGCGATGCCGCCAAACCGGAATTCAGCTTTCGCGAACACGCGGGAATTTCCGGCGTGGGTGGATCGGCGGGCGGTGCGCCGGCGACGGCAACCGCCTCCGGTCAACCGGTTCTCGCTCGCATCGACGCTGGCTCGATTGCGGAAATGGTCAAGCCGAACGGTACACAAGATGTCAGGGTGACGAACCGCGAACCTGTCAGCGTTACGGTGCACAACCAGTTCAGTATCACGGGCGTTTCCGATCCGCTGGCGGCCGGCAATGCTGCCGCCTCGCAAATCGGCGAAAAGGTGCGGCAGGATGTTGAAAGTGCCTTCAGCGACTAGCGAATAAAGCCGTTCGTCTTTGCTACCCTGCTGATTTGAGCGCAGTGGGCGGCCTTGGCGGACGGTGTCATTTTCTTCTGCTTTGACTTCTTGCCTGATGTCATCAGCTCTAGGAATGAGGGAAAACCCATGTCGTCGGCCGGCACGTTTTTCTCGATATACGCTGCGATCATCTTATGATCGTAGGTCAGGCCGCAAAAGTCTTCAGCGGCCAAAACCGTTCCGAGCTGGACTGCGATCTGGCCGGATACCTTTTCGGGCGCGGCAGAAGCCGCCGTCGCGAAAATCAGCAGCGGTGCAAGTATCAGCGTTGGCTTCACCGCTGTTCCCCCTCTTATTCATCATGCGTCGCCAGAGGTAAAATATGTCCGGTTACACGTCAATGATGCTCGGCGGCTTCGCTTTCGAGGCGCTGGGTTTCGGCTATCAGGGTGTCAAGCGCTCCCTGAATACCTCATGGGCGGAAGTGCCCGTGGGGCAAACCCTCAACCCCCAGCAATGGACCGGCCCTACGTCAGACGAAATCACCATCGCCGGCGTTATCTTCACCGAAGAATTCGGCGGACAATCGCAGCTCGATGGGATCGCCGCTGAAGCGCTCGCCGGCGTGCCCATGATGCTGGTTACGGGCGATACGGTTGAGGGCGTCATCCAAGGCGTATTCACGGTGCAGGGTATCGAGGAAGATAAGTCCTATCACAACGCGCGCGGCGTGGCTGCGCGCAACGCCTACACCATCAAGCTCAAGCGCCAGCCGGACATAATGCCCCTGCCCGGTGGCTCCATTCTGGATCGCGCCACAAGCTTCCTTTCCAACCTCTTCCGGTGATTTGCCATGTCGAACACATACATCACGCGGCAGGGTGAAACCGTCGATCTCGCCTGCCTGGCGCACTACGGCCGAACGGAAAAAGTCGTCGAGGTCGTTCTCGATGCAAACCCCGGCCTCGCGGCGCTAGGCGTCGTGCTGCCGATGGGCACTGCAATCACCATGCCCGCCATGCTGTCCACTACGACGCAGCCGCGTCTTGTCAGTCTTTGGGATTGAGCCATGCATCCACGCGTCGAAATCACGATTGATGGCCAGCCCGTGGCCGGCACGTTCTACGAGCGCCTGAAGTCCATCACGGTCACCGATAAAGAAGGATTGAAATCCGACACGGTGGATATCGAGCTGAATGATGGTCCGCCCGACTTTCTGGCCCTGCCGCGCAAGGGCGCAATCATTGCCGTCCGGATGGGTTACGGCAACAACCTAGGTTCGCTAGGCACCTTCACGGCCGACAAGATCAATGGTGCCTGTTTGCCCTACGGCCTGTCGATCTCGGGAAAGGCAGTAGACTTCCGGAGCGGCAAGCTGAAGGAACGGCAAGAGCGAGCATGGGATAAAAAGTCCCTTGGCGATATCGTCTCGCAGATCGCGAGCGAAAGCGGCCTGACGCCGGCCGTTGATTCCGATCTGTCGAAGTTCGTTTATGACTGGATCGGCCAGCAGGATGAAAGCAACCTCCATTTCCTGCGCCGGCTCGCCCAGCGCCACAACGGGCTATTCTCGATCAAGCAGGGCCGGTTGCTGTTTTCAAAGCTGGGTTCGGGCAGATCGGCGAGCGGCAACAATATCGGTAGCGTGATCGTGACCCCCGAAATGGTGCAGCTCGGCAGCCTGAAGTTCGATGTTGGCGACCGCACGAAATACAGCAAGGTGGTTGCCTACTATCAGGATAGCGACAAGGCGCAGCGCGTCGAAATCGAAGCGGATGCAGATGCTGACGGCGATAGCGTCTATCGCATTCCGGAGCCGTTTTCGTCGCCGGACGAAGCCGACAAGGCGGCGCAGGCCAAAGCCAAGAACCTGAAGCGTGGCGAGGGCAGCACATCGGTCACGGTGATCGGTGATACCTCAATCTGCGCGGGTGCGCCGCTGCTTTACGCAGGCATTCGGCCCGGCCTCGATGGCGTGCCCTACATCATCGACACGGCCACGCATAAGTATGTCGCGAAAGGCACCTTCACCACTGACATTTCCGGCAAGCTCTACGATGGCAAGTCATCGACGGAAGGCGGCGAAGATGAAGGCGACGGTTCCTCCGGCAATGCTGGCGGTTCGAAGAACGGCCCGGAAAGCAGCGGCAAGGTCGCGCCTAATAGTGCACCTGGTACGCCTGCAACGCCGGCGCATTTCCTGACGCCTCGGCTGGGGCGCACGGATGAAAACTGAATAATCACTGCCCGTCGCCATCGGTGCGACGGGTCCACTCGTCTGGTCGCCTCTGGTGACTTGGCAGCGCCCGGCCTCGCCGGGCGCTTGAACCACCAGGTTCATTCCCTCCCCTCGCCTTCGGGCAACCTCATTTAAATCGGAGTTATCCTTATGGATGCGACAACGTTCTTCGCATATGCGAGGCGCGCGCCTTTTGGCGGCCGTCTTTCGCAGGGCCAGATTGATGGCATGAATGCACTTTTCCGGTGCTGGGACTCTCACAAAATCCCCGGTCCGGACAATCGCCTCCTCGCCTATATTTTGGCGTCGGTATTTCACGAAACGGGCGGCACGATGTTACCGGTTCGCGAAACCTTCGCCTCGACCGACGCCGGCGCTATTGCTGCTCTCGATAAGGCATACAAGGCCGGCCGGCTGGGACAGGTCAGTGAACCTTACTGGCGCAAGGATGCGGACAAAAAGAGCTGGTTCGGACGCGGCCAAATCCAGCTCACGCATAAGTTCAACTACGATGCCCTTGGCAAGCGGATCGAAGTTGACCTGGTCGGCAATCCGTCACTCGCCCTTGATCTCGATATCAGCGCAGAGATTGCCATCGTGGGCATGCTCGAAGGCCTGTTTACCGGCAAAAAGCTGCTGGCATATTTCAATCTCAAGAAAGATGATCCGGTCGGCGCGCGCGCGGTTGTAAATGGCCGGGACAAGGCAAAGCTGATCGCCGGTTATTACAAATCCTTCCTTGATGCTTTGGAAGCCGCCGCCCTCGCCTATCATCAGGGCCAGCCGGATGATGTTGCCGACCGCGACGCGCAGGCGGACAACGTGCCGGCCATGAAAAGCAAGTCGCTCTTGACGATCATTGGCAGCTTCCTCGGCGCTATCGGCCTCGGCGCGGTGGACGATCTCAAGGGCGTTGTTGAAAGCGGCGCAACCCTGTTCGGGGCGATCTCCAATCCTTGGGCCTTCGGTAGCCTCGTCTTCGCGACAGTCGGGGCTGTGGTTCTGACGTGGCTTGTCGGTTCCGGCCGCATCACGATCAACCGGAGCGCCGTACGGTAATGTTCGGGCTGGATGCCGGATGGCTCAAAATGGCGGCTGGGGGGCTTTTCTGCGCGTTTGCCCTCGCCGCTGGTTCCTATCACCTCGGAAAGCACGAAGGGCGCTCCATCGAGCGCGCAGAGGGCGAGGCGAAGGCCGCAAAAAACGCGCTCCAACGCATCACCGAAATGGAGAAAAACAATGCATCGTTTCGCGATCTTGCGCCTCGCCATCGTTGCCTTGCTCTCATGCGCTCTAGCGGGTTGCCTGACGGCGCCTGCGACGACTGAAGGCAGCGGATATCAGGTTACGCGCTTTTCAAATGCGGAGGCGGCGCGGCTGGCTTCGCAGGATGCCACGGCTGGCCCGGCCATCCACTCAAACAACCAGCAGTGCATGAAAGACCCTGCCTGCCGGAAATAGAAATCGTAGGGCTTCAGAGGAGCCAAGGGGCTGAAGGTGGACAAGTTCAACTCGTTCAACGAAATGCTGACCGCGTGGGGCGGCGGGGCATTCACAACGATCATCGGCGCACTTGCCGGCCGCTTCATGTGGCACGGCAATGAAGCCAGAAAAGGCAACAGGAAGTTTTTCGGGCGCGAGCTGCTTTGGGAATTTCCGGTGGCCGTGGGTATGGCGCTCATTGGTGAAGGCGTTGCGTCATACCTCGGCATGAGCCAGCCCGCATCAACCGGCCTCATCGCCGCGCTTGCCTACTTAGGGCCGCGTGGAACGGAAGTTCTTTTCCAGCGCTGGTTTAGCAAAAAGGTCGCCTGACCTTCTAACAACGATGGGTCGGCTGGTTTGCAGCCGGCCCATTTCTGTTCTCGCGGGCGCTTGGACGGCCCTGCGATCCCCAGCAATATAATCTTTGAGGATAAAATGACCGATACATTTTCTGTTGCCGGAACGCTTGCGTATCAACTGGCTGTCGACGGCGAAACATGCAGCCGCTTTGGTTTGCAAATAGCAACTGAGTACCCGGTTTATGTAGTGATCGGGGAAAATGCGCCGGCGGCAAACACGCCACATTTTCTGTTGCTTTCTACGGACGGAACCCGTGAACTTGTCGCAGGCCTCGCGGAAACGGACAAGGTCTACGTGCGCGCCGAAAGCCCGGTTGACATCGCGTTGCGCGGCTTTCGCGAGGGCCGGACATGAGTGGTTTTTCATTCCGGGCCGGCATGGGACTTGCCATGCCTGATGGCGATAGTGGGCCTGTCATCGAGATATCGAAACTGGACTTTGAAGAGACCGCGTTGGCGGGTGCGGCTCTGGCTGTCCTGTCCGTATACGAGGCTCGCGCTATGGTCTCCCTTTCATCTTTGAACTTTGACGATGTGGCAGCAGCCGGGGACACGCTCGCCGCTTTGGAGGTAGGTATGCCCTGGACATTCAAATTGCTCGATGATGCTGGCGGCCGATTTGCTATATCCGGCCGTAACATCGTGCGCGGACTCACCCCGCTTGACCATAAAGCAATGCCTGCGCCGGCTGTGACGATTGAGGCTACAGACGGAAAGCGGGTGCGGCGCAAGACCTTTACGGTCAATGTGCGGGGCATCAACGCGTGGTCGCCCATTCACGCCAAACTTGATGCTGGTGAAAACGCTACGCTGTTCGTGAACGGTGACAGCACCGCCTATGCCGATCCCGGTATTTTCTACCGTCTGGCGCAAGCGATTGGCGACATGCACGATGCGACCGTCATCATTTATCGTTGGGCGGAATGGAACATCAACGCTGCCACCGGCCCAAAGGCTTACGCCGCTCCGGTTACGCTTCGTACTGGCAAGCGTGGCACGCTAACGGTCTATCTGGCGGCTTTGCCGGGTGGCATGGCTGGCTACATGTTTGCCGACCAGCGCGCCGCCGCGCTGGCGGTTCCGACGCCCGATCTCTGCATCATGCATCAGGGCCACAACATGCAAAGCTTTGAGCTTTCGAGCGGCGACGTCAGATACGTATCTGGCAAATCAGCCTTTCTCGGTCCCATTGCCATGACATGCCTGAAATGGCCCGGCGTACCGCAGATCATCACTACCCAAAACCCGAAGCGCAGTAGCGCCGGCTATGACAAGGTGAGGGCAGCAATTCTTGAGATTGGCGCGTCACTGACTGATATCATGGTCATCGACACGCATCAGGCGTTCATGGATGCGGGCAAGCCGCCCACCTGGTATCTGGACGATACGCATCCAAACGAGTTGGGTTATGCGAAAATTGCGGACTATCTGATTGCCAGCTATCGCGGATCGACGCCGGTCGCCGGCTACGCCACCGCGCCGTGGCCGTTCACTGCCGCAACCAACCTGCATGCCAATCCTGACTTCACGAACTGGACAGGTGCGGTTCCAGTCAATTGGAGCGCGCAAGCCCCAGCGACGGCGAGAAAGGACACTAATGTTAAGTGGCCGGGTTTTGCTCATTCATTTTCGATGGCTCCAAACGGCAATGCTGCCGCTGGCATGGTTCGCTACATCAGGACAACCGAGTTGACGCCCCTTCTTGGCAAGCGGGTCACGGTCGCCATCCTTTATTATTCCGTGGCTGGACAACGTAGTCCAACTATCAACTGGGTAGTGAAGTCCGGAGGGGGAACGCGCACGCTGGTCGGCGCTGCCCTGCAATTCGGTGGAGCCGGCGACCAGGTCACGGGCGGATGGATGATGGCAGTCTTTCACAACGTGCTCATTGATGCAGACATAGACCCGAACGCCTTCACGACATACTTCTCGATCCGCCCCGGTTTCGGCGTGACGGCTCCTGCATCAAACCTGCCGTTACGTCTTCAGAAAATCATGATGGTAGAGGGCGATAAGCCGCGCATCGGTTTGGCGGCGTAAGTTGTCTTGATCCTCAAAAAAAAGGGCCGGCAGGTATCAGCTCGCCGGCCCTTTTGCATGCCGCCCTCGGGTGGCCGCAGCCTCGCGGCTGCAACAGCGGGTGCAGATTGGCGTCGTACCCCGCCCGACAACATCAAAGATCATTGCCGCACCCTTCGCCTGCGCAGGCCGGTGCGGTTTGTCAGAAAAGATGGTCTTAGACAAATGCAAAATCTCTTCCAGTTTTCCGAAGTGCGGCCGGTCTCCCCTCCTGCTGCCTATCTCGGCGGCAAAAAGCAGCTCGCCGGCCGGATCGCTGCATTGCTCGAGCAAATTCCGCATGACCTTTATGTGGAGCCGTTTACTGGCATGGGCGGCGTATTCTTTCGCCGTCGCCTTGTTCCTCGAGCAGAAGTCATCAATGATATTTCCGGCGACGTGACGACGCTGTTTCGCATTCTGCAGCGTCACTTGCCCCAGCTCTTGGAGGTGATGAAATTCCAGATTACGTCACGGCGGGAATTCGAGCGGCTGGCCGCGTGCGATCCTGCTACCCTGACCGATCTGGAACGGGCCGCCCGGTTCCTCTATCTGCAAAAGCTGGCGTTCGGCGGCAAGATTTCCGGCCGAACCTTTGGCGTCGATACCACGGGTGGAGCGCGGTTCAACGTCACGCGGCTGACGCCGATCATGGAGGAGGTCCACGAACGCCTCGCCGGCGTCGTCATTGAATGCCTCGATTGGCGTTCGCTCATTGAGCGGTACGACCGGCCGGGCGCGATGTTCTACCTCGATCCACCCTACTTCGGCTGCGAGAACGATTATGGAAAGAACGTCTTCAAGCGAGATGACTTTGCGGAAATGGCCGAACGTCTCAGCACGATCAAGGGCCGCTTCATGATCTCGCTTAATGACCGGCCGGAAGTGCGGGAAATCTTCGCACGCTATCCCATGACGCCGGTTTCGCTGACCTACACCATTCGAGGCGGCGAGGGAAAAGAGGTTGGCGAAGTCGTCATTCTCGACGGCAAAGAGCCGGCTATTCCAAACCTGCCATTGCTATGAACTCGAAAGCCGCTCGGTCATGCCGGGCGGCTTTTTGCGTTTCTGGCGTCGGCGTCGGGAATGACTTTCTAATTTCTTGCTGCGATCGCGCGCTCAAGCGGCTCCGCGGTCGCAATAAAATTACAAGACGGCGAACGAATGTTTCACGCTGCAGCGTCGGCCGCCGGCGATCGCTGAAATGATTTTCCCCGTGGGTGCTGACAAATCTTTGTAAAGGTTTCGGGTGCAGGCTGTGGGTATGACAAAGCCCCCTCGCCCCAGATCAAAGCTGCTGCTGCGCGATGATGGCAAGCCCCTTCAGTCGCGCCCGATCCGCAAGAGAAACAAGGCCCAGCCGGCATTGCCGCTGGAGCCAATGCCGACGCGTGTGGAGCCTGCTCTTGCGCTGCTGAAGCAAAAGCCGCCTTCAGGTGACAAGTGGGGCTGGGAAATCAAATGGGATGGCTATCGGCTTGCGATACATGCTGACGCGAGCGGCGTGCGGATATTGACACGCGGCGGCTATGATTGGGCCACACGGTTCCCGGCTATCGAGCAATCGGCTCGCGATCTCGGCCCGGCGTCTTTCATCATCGACGGCGAAGCGGTCGTCCTGGACGAACAAGGGCGCTCGGATTTCAATGCGCTACAGAACAGCTTGGGTGCTGTTGGCGCGCGTAGCGGCAAGAAGACGGCCGGCAATGCCGTGCTGTTTGCCTTCGATCTTCTTTACCTCGACGGCCGCGATCTGCGCGAGCTGCCGTACAGAAGCCGCCGCCACCTGCTTGAAGAAATGCTGGCGGGCTTTGACGGCGCAATCCGGATTTCCGAAGAAGTTGAAACCGACGATCCCGGTTTGATGTTGGAGCATGCCTGCCGCCTCGGGCTGGAAGGCATCATCGGCAAGGATCGAAACAGCCCCTACCGGAGCGGAAGAACCGGCGACTGGATCAAGGTTAAATGCGTCCTGTCGGAACCCTTCATGATCGTTGGATATGAACCCTCCATGTCAGCCAGCGGTGGCTTTGCATCGCTCTTGCTGGCCGCCTATGACGGTGACGAGCTGCGCTATGTTGGAAGCGTCGGCACTGGCTTTAAAGAGCGGGCCGCAAACGAGCTGCGCCGGATGCTCGATAAATTGCCGTGGCGTAAGAAAAAGCCGCCCGTCGCCTATGCCGGCCGGCGTGAGGTTGTTTGGGTGCAACCGACGCTCATTGCGGAGATTGAGTTTCGGCAAATTACGCCTGAGCGCAAGCTACGTCATGCGGCTTACAAGGGGCTGAGAGAGCGGCAGGATAACGCGGACGTGTACCGGCTTGATTAAACGTCGCGGTTTTTAGTGTAAGCTCGCCGGATGAGCGAATTCAGGATAGAGCCTATTACGGTCAATTGGGGTGATTTCGAAACCCTTGAAACAGTCACGGACTTGGCCCGGTGCCTTCTCGAAAAGTGGCCGGGTAGTCCGGATGGACAGGCGTATGTGACCGCTCTCATGGTTTGCTCTGCCGTCCTTGAAAATGGCTTAGATGATCGGCCGGAAGATGCACGCACGGCTTTTGTTGATGCCGCCCACGAAGCGCTCCTGTCCGTCTCTCCAGATGATGACGATCTTGATTTCTAGCTGCTAGTTTTCTTCATCGGAGCGCCGCACTATTCGGCCGCCATGCCTCAACCGCACGATGCCGCTGCAATTATGCCTGTAGACCTGATAGGCCGCATTTGCCGCCACGATGTTTTCAGCGCCGGCAAGCTCTTTGAAGCGGAAGCCGTCTTCGTTGACTTCGTCCACGGTGAAAGGAAAATTGGCGTCGAAGAACGGCACCTTCTTGGGGTCTGGTAGATCCACCACATGTTGCTCCTGCCCCACTTCGCAAAAGAAGATGCTTTCCCGGCCGTACACCCATGCAATGACAGTGCGCCAGTCAAGCTTTCCCTTCGCCTTGTAACAAACCTGCCATTCATTCTGGTAGCAAATGAGCATCGGCCAGCTAAGCGGCTTCCTGATCGTGGTTTGAATTTCGGTTGATTTCAGGAGTGGCGCGGGCATTGATCCTTCCTTTTTGTTCTATAAATGTTCTCATAGACAAAAGGAGTCAAGCAATCGCCGGTGAAACAAAAAAGCCGCCCGGGCTGGGGCGGCTTTAATGGCTGGCTCATTGAAGGCCGGATATCTTTTTCAAGTCACTGTTTATACGCGACTGCCAACCCTTCCCCATCGCCTTGTAATGCTCGACAACTTCAGGATCGAGCCGGATGTTTACGGGGGTTTTATGTGACTGCGCTTTCGGCCGGCCGCGCCGGGCTATCTCCCGGTCGATGCTCTTGGCCAAATCCGGCAGCACTTCGCGCAGCGGCTTCATCTTTGCTTGGTCATCCGCCTCTAGCGGTCTCTCAATCTCTGGATCGGGACCGATCATTTCGCCGGTTGCGGTTTCAACCCACCAACCATCTTCGTCTTGGTGTACGCCACCCTTGGCAATCAGGTCTTTCATGGCGCGGTCGTACTCATGCCAGCGCCGGCGCATCTCTACCGCGTCGGCTTCGCTGTCTCCTAGATCGGCGGTAATAAATTGAGGCCATTTCCGGGTCATAAGAAATTCCTTTCTGCCTTGCTTGCCCGCCGCATCGAAATGACGGAAAGGGCTTCGGAGCCATAGGGGCGGAACACTACGGCGATAACGGTAACGCCTTCAAAGTTTCCAATCGCCAGATAACGGCCTTCCTTGGTTTCTTCGATTTTGGCGGCCGCAAAAAAATCAATCGACAGATCAGCGAAGTCTAGACCGTGTTTGGTCAGGTTCGATTTCCGCTTATGTTCGTCCCAAATGATTTTCATATTTTGTATCTACAATAAAATTTAAGACGGCGCAAGTTTTTTGTATACACAAAAAAGCCGCCCGGCATCACCGAGCGGCTTTTGTGGAGAGAGCATTGATAGCTATTTCCAGTCTTTGACGAGGTCCTTATCCGCAAGCGATCCACCGATGTAGATGTATTGCTCCTGATCAGTGCCGCTGTCGTCTTGGCCTATTAGATAGACGCTATGGCCGAGACCATTTCCCAATTGATCGTCTTGCTTGCTCAATGATCTTGCGCGGCTGCGCGCCTTCTTCACGTCGAGATCGTCAAGCGGAATAACCTGCTCTCGGCCCTCGATGTAGTGTTCAATCCTGTAGCGCATTTGCTCCGTCATCCTTTGGCCTCCAAGTACAGCGCCCATGCTTCCTCGATGATAACGCCTTGCACCACCCCGCGCCGCATAGCCTCCTCTGCGATCTCTTCGGAAACGTGCGGCAGCACTTTGGCGTGCACCTGGCCGGTGCGTTCGCTCTTCTTGCGGCCGGGCTTTCCGCGCGGCGAGCGATCAACGAAGCCCCTCGCCTCCCCTACTGCGTCAGCCTTCGCGATGGCTGCTTCGCTGGCCGGCTTCGCGGTCCGTTTCAGCGACCCTAGATCTAGTTTGAAATCATTCATCGCAGTGCCTCCGTTAGTTTCTTGAATATTGCCATCGCGAAGGCCTCGGCGTTTTCGATTGCCGCCGCCATATTGCCTTGCTTCGATTTCATTGAATGGAGATTGCCGCCGAACTGAAAAAGTGCGGAATATGCCGTCCGCTCGACAAGAGGCGGTTCAATGATTTCTACTCCGTTTTCGATAAGTGACGCCTTGATGCCTGTGTATTCGTTTGAGCGGATCGCAGGGCTAACCATCGTGAATACGACCGCGTGAGCTATCTTCCGGTCAATTGCTTCTTCTTCTTCGGCAATAAGCTGTAGCGACTGCGCGCCTATGGTCGCATCCAGTGCTTTCGGGCGCATGGGAATGAGTACCAAGTCTGCTTGTGATATTGCTCTAGAGACCATGCGGGATGCCACGCCTTCAAGGTCCACGATCACCACGGCTCCATCAACATCGTGCTGCTTGATTGTCTTAACGATGCTGGATTCCGTCACATCGCTTAGAGCTGTGATGTTCTCCGGAACTTCCCCAGCGTTTGCCCAAATGGTCAATGAACGGTTGGGGTCGCAATCCAACATGGTCACAGGGACACCCTTATGCGCTAGCTCAGTCCCCAGCACTACAGCGGTAGTGGATTTCCCTGCCCCGCCCTTTGATGAAGCCACTACGACAACAGGCATATGTCATTCTCCGGTTAACGCTATAATCTGGTTTATTCAAATACCCGGTAAAAGTTGATATCGGATTAATTATTAAATCCGGTAAATGAATTGACCGGATATAAACACAAATCGGGTTTTAATTGCAACTGGGTATTTCCACTAATCGGATAATCGCTATTACCGGATAAACCAAAAAACCCGATATTTATATGAACCCGGTTTTGCACCTAATCCGGTATGCCGAGTGACTAAAGTAAACAGGCAGTTAATTTTAAATCGGGTGAATGCCGCGTGCCTAATCAACGGGTTGGGCAATAGGGCAGGGGCTAAGGCGCATGCTCAAAATCGTCCGGATGTGGCGCCGACGCTAACACCTGGTCGAAACCCCCTTTCCAGCAAATGCGACATGTCCAATAATGGCCCGGTCACTTATGGACAGGGCAGGGGAGAGAATGTCTCGAATTTTTGCTTACGTGCGCGTTTCGACGGTTGGACAATCGGCCGAGAACCAGATCGCGGAAATTGAAAGGGCCGGCTTTAACATCATGCCGCGCCGGATCGTCTCGGAAACGATCTCTGGAAGTACGCCGGTGGCCCAGCGGCCGGGGTTCTTGAAACTGCTCGACCGACTCGAACCGGAAGACGTGTTGATCGTGACAAAGCTGGATCGCCTCGGCCGTGACGCCATGGACGTTAGCAGCACGGTCAAGATGCTGGCCGAAAACGGGGTGAGGGTGCATTGCCTCCAACTGGGCGGCCTCGATCTCACCAGCTCGGCCGGCACGATGACGATGCATATTTTGAATGCGATGGCCCAATTTGAGCGTGACCTGTTGATTGAAAGGACGCAAGCCGGCGTGGCGCGGGCGCGCGAAAAAGGCAAGCGCTTCGGCCGGCCGCCCGCATTGACGGATCGGCAAGTGAAGTCAGCCAAGGCAGAACTCGCGGAAGGCGTCAGCGTGTCGGCCTTGGCCCGAAAACACGGCGTGAGCCGCCAGACTATCGCGCGGCTTAAAGTTGCACCGCAAGACGCCGCTCCGGGGGATGTGGAATAATATTCTCTTCAAGATTTCCCCTTGCGACCTCTCATAAGCCAAAAGACCTATCCGGGCGTGTAAACGGTCCTGAAACTGCGTATAGGTTGCCGCCGAACCGCACTTTAACGCGGTTCGGAACCGCCGCAGGGCCGCGTGAGCGGACCGAACAAGCGGCGTCCGCTTATTAATCCGCAGGATTATAAAAATCAGGACCGGATTCAGTTCTTTCAGTGAACTCACGCTCATTCAAAAGCTTTTCGGCCTTTCTTGCCTCCAAATTTTTGCGGATGCGCTCGATGGCAGGGTTCGCCGTCGCCGGCTGGGTGTAATGAAACTGCATCCGCTTTGCTGCTGGCGTCTGGCGGCCTTCCTCGGGCCGCTGGGCGCGGTTCTGTGCGGCCCGCTCCACATACCCGGCCAATTGCTCGGCGCGCGCCCTGTCCTCTACAGTCTCCCGCAGGCGGTCGGCCGACGAAAGGCCATCCATGTGCGCCTTGATGGCGTCTTCACGTTCCTGCTGGGCCTGTAGCGCGTCATCGGGCAGGGGGGTGGCCTTCCTCACATATTTGCCAAGAAGCGCCTTGGCGCGCGCCGGCAGGCTCAAGCGATAGGCGTTGCTTGTCTGCTGCACCTGCGGGCCTGCGCCGTCATTGCCGGTCGGGATGTATCGGCGCAGCCAGTCGACAAAGCCGTGAGTGCGCAGCGCATCAAGGGCGCGGCATACAGCAGCTCGGGCGCGGCCGATCTTCTCCATGATGGTGCTGATGGACGGATCAAGCCGGCCGTTCCCGAAATCAACCAGATTGGTGAGATAGTCCAGCACTTCAAGGGCGACGTGACCGAGGGGGCCGGTGCGCTTACCTGGCTGTTTCATTGCCAGCTCATACTTGCGCGCGGCAAGCAGGATTTCGCGGGCTTCGTGGCGGGGCAGGGGCTTCCAGAATACAGCCTCGCACTTGCCCTTCAGGCGGGAATTTCTGCGCACGGGTGCGCCGGTTCGTCTGGTGCTGGATTTTGCCTGCACCGCGCCAATCTGCTGGAACATGGTTCCTTTGTCCTCTCTCAAGAGGGCATGGACAGAAGACAAAAAATCAGCGTTCCCGCAAGCGCTAACATCTTGCGAGTTCGTTAATTCTGAACTATCTTGAGACTGTCTTACGGTTCTCAAGATCGTTTTATCTACTTATCCAAAAAGCCCCCGCCTCGCCAAAGGTGGGGCTTTTTACTTTATGCCCTTGTTTGTTCTAAATAAAACCTGACGGCCTCTTCCAAAATCGGGGCGCGGGACGTTGCCCCACGTTCCTGTTTCAAACGGTCAATCTCTGCTACCACTTCACCCGGCATAACAATGCTGACATTCACAAGCCCTCTGGCTGCTTGTCTTGCGCGGGTGGCTGCAACGCTTTCACGGGATGAGGGACGAGTATTCTTCATCTCTACATGTAGCAGTGATTCCCGTTGATTCTGCAAGCGGCGTCACAAAGTTTCCTCGGTGATGGCGTTTCGCCGGCTGCAAAACCCTTCTTCCCTTAGTTCGTGTGCGCGTCGTTCGTGACTGGTGGCAGGTGTCGCGCCACCAAAGCCTCAATGTCTGTGAGGGGTACGCGGCTGCTGGCTGTGCCCGCGAGCTGTGCGACGAACCACATGCGCGTATCGTCATCGAAAGCAGCAAGCGCAGCCTTGTTCGGACGCGTCGTTATGAGATGTTTCAGCTGGGTTTCTAGCGAGGCAATGTCCTGCTTTTCGGGTGCCGACGGGTGCTTGGCTTTCGCGACAGCGACATTGAATGCATCGACGGCGCTGGCATCGCTTTCGCCATGACCGATTTCGTTTCCTTTTGAATCGGTGATGATCGCGCCGTAGAGCGGTTCGCCTGCCGTTATCTTCCCTTTGGCAATGTGCCAGTAAAGCTCCGGGTGATCCTTATCGAATGCCTCTACGGTCCCCGCCACGTCCTGCACCTGTGCGGAGATGGTGGAGCGAAGAGCGATATATGTAACGGTCTGCGTAAAGTCTTTTGTGACCCAATCGGGATTGGTGGCTTTGTGCATGCCTTCCTGAATTGCCTCTCCGAGCAGGTTGTACAGAAGCAAATCGACGGCGCATGTATCCAAAGCCTTCACGGCCACGGATGGCACGGGCTGTGGCTCCGCAGCGGACAGGGCGGCATTCCAGTAGTGCCAGCCGGCATTGATGATCTCGTCCTGATATCCGTCACCGCAGCGCATGAGACTTTCGGTGCGTATCTCGATTTCGAGGAACCCGCTTTCCTTCAGGCGCTCAATGACGGCGGTTTCGTACAGGTCTCTTTGCGTCTTTGTTGCGGCGGTCATCGGCCGGCCTCCTGCTTGGTGGTTGGTTCCGGATAAGCGCAGCCGTCATCGCAGTTATAGCCGTCGCAGTTTTGGCAACGGCGATTGTCGGGCGCAGCTCGTAGCATTGACTCCCATCGTTTGAAGCCGTCGAATTTCCGGGCTTCACGCGGGCTTTCGCCTTTGAATGGGATATCCAGCACATCGAACAGCCAGCGCATCGTAGCGCGCACGTCCGCCGCTTCTTCCATGAGCGCGGTGCTGTTCAGCTTTTGCGTAGCGGGATCGGCTTCAGCGTAGCCTTGGATCATGCAGCGCGTTGCAATCTTCGCCAGCTCGCTGCATTCCTCGGCCACCTTGCCCAGCACCTGGTGCAATACAACGTCTTCTTCCGGCTTCCATGCGTTGATAATGCTCATGTGGCGGCTCCATCGGCTTCATTCGCGGTGCGGGCGGCGTCGCATTTTCTTAAATGTTCCATTGCAACGGTGCGGTAATCGTCGCCGTGTTCAAGGAGGGTGACGATAAGCCAATGTAAAACGTGTGCCTGCTCATCTTCGGCCCTGTGGTTGATGCTCTCGCCGCCAGCGCGCAAGAGTTCGGCCATGGTTCCGGAATTCCAGAGCATGGTCGAAAGTACCGTTTTCAGATCGCTTGTCAGTGACCTGGGGTAGAGAAGCTGTTTGGCCTCGTCGGATGCCCAACCTAGCGGCGGGTGCGGCTCCGGCGGGCGCTCTTGGGCGTTCGCGTGCCTATCGTCATTAAGAATGTCGAGCAGCTGCGAAAGTGTGAGGGGCTGAGTGACGATGTCCGCATTAGTTTGCGGGTGAATGGGTAGTGGGTAGTATTCCCACATGTGAGGACCATCGTTGCGATGCCTCAGCCTCCACGCGATGTGCGTCATGAATGGACCTCCAGTTTGTCGATATTGGATTTGTGCACCGTGAATGTGTAGGCAATTACCCACGGGTTTTTGTCCCATGATCCGGGGCCGTTGATCCTGTCCCATAGATCGCGGGTACCAGTCGGTTGCGCTGGTGAACCATTTTCCCGGAGGTGATACGCATGCTGCTTGAAGGTCGTCGGCAAATCGATTGAAGGTAGGTGTGTGCCAAACGCCCTCGGCAAATGCGTCCTCCTCGCTGATATCCTGAAGGCGCTCAACCCGCACATCGGTCACACAAAGCGTGATGCGAGATGCCCAGCGTGGCATAAAGATGGACGGCCGCCAGAAATCCGGACCTTTGGGCGCGTAAAATTTGAACGCATCCTTGTCGCCGTTCGGGTAGGGGATTTGCTCCACCTGGTCCGTCCAGCCAACCTTCCCGCGCTGAGCTGCATAGGCAATCTCAACCAGATCGCCGCACCACTGATGCGCACGCCACGTTTCTTTCACCCAAAAGCGGTCGCCCACAGAGACTTTGAGCGGCACCTTTGCAAGGCAGCTTGTGGCCTCTACGCAAGCATAAGGGCCGTCCTCATCGATTTCGAGCGTGCCGGGCACCGCCCATTTCGGCAGTTTTAAATGGCGGCGCGATTGCGTCTTTCGCTCTTCGAGCTGGGCGCAGACCATGGTGCCGCTGAATAGGATAGGATGGTCTTTCATCGCGCGGCCTCCGTTTCTCGCGGTTGGAGGATCGCATGAACCTCATGGGCTGCGCGCAAGGTCGTATCGGAAAGCAGGCCGCCATTGCTCCCTTGCCCATGCTGCCGTTCATGTCATGCTCAACTGCGTTTGCGAGTTTGAGGGCTGCTTTTGCCAGATCATCGCGGCTCATTGCGCGGTCCCTTCGATACGCTCGAAGCGGGCCGTTTCGCCTTCAGCAACGAAGCGAAGCGGAACTTCATAGTCCGACCACCAATAGGCATCGATAGAGTATTCGCCTTCCTTCATCTCCATGAGTGAAATCAGGTCATCTATCGAATGAGATATCGTTTCGTTCTCGCGTTCGAGACGAAAGCAATTGGCTTGCGCCGGTACGTGCGTAGTCGTCAGCCATCGGCCATCATCTTCAATGATGAGGGTGAAATCGCCAAAGACGCGGTTTTCATCGAACATGACGATATCGCCGTGCTGTAGGCGCTGAGAGTAATTCTGTCATCTTCGTCTTCTTCTGTCGGCCGAAGAAACCAATTATCGCCGGCGCGATTGGATAAAGCTGTTCGGGTCTTCTTCTGGATCGGGATAGATTCGTCCATCCACGCGGACGGCAGGTATCTAAGCTCTGTCATCGAAACGCCTTTCAGGCTGCGGAATTTTTCAGGGTGAGGGCAGGGACGGCGGGGCGGGCGTTATGTTCAACGCGGTCCAGAAAGCGGCCTGTCTTGCGCTTGCCGGCCCGGATCATGCTGTGGTCGGGGTCCAGCTCGTCGCACCACATGGGCTTGTGCCAGTGTTCCCATTCCTCGCCGGTCCACTCCATCCAGTCGAACCGGCTGATTTCCGGGTCATCATCGAGCGTTACCGCGCCGAGCTGCGGCACGTACTCGCCCCACTGCTTGAAATGAAAGGCAACGCCGGCGTCCGCGCACTGGTCGCGCAGGCTGCGAATCCAGTCCGGGTGCGCCGGCCGCGCCTTGTGTTCGCCCTGATCGGTTTCGCCGCCAACGATTACCCACTGGATGCTGTGGCAAAGTCCAATGTAGTCCCGGCCGTTATGGACGTGATTTGTGCTGGGAATGTCGTTGTCTTCCGGCCGCATCCAGATTTTCCCACGCAAGGCGTCAGTGTGATACTTTGATGCCGGGTATTCCTTGAACGCTGTCAGATCGGCGGGGCCGATAAGTGGCTCGCAGGACAGGAATAGGAAGAGCGGGCGGGTTTTGGCGTGCCATAGATCAACGCTCGCCTGCAGCAATGCCGGCACGTTGATATTCGCCCGCGGTTGATCCTCAACCGTGGTGCCGATCGCTGCATTCTCGGGCAGGCCACCGGCCTTTTCGGCCATCTTGGCGATGT